AGCAAACCTGGGAAATGCTGGTGCGTGAGCCATTCCAGCGCACGTACAGGGAATTGAGGCAGCTACACGACCAGTCGGCCGCCATATTGTCGCGGCGCCTGCGATAGGCGCCGTTGCATACTCATAGAATGGTTCAGCGCGGGTTTTTGAGGGCGTCGGCAAACCGATGCAGGATGGCTTCCTGCATCGGTGCGGTGAACTCGCCGTTCATCTGAATGTGGGCAATCCAGCGCTTGCCGTCGAGCAGCACATAGAAATTCGACTCGCCTTGCGCAATGACTTCGAGATTCGGAATCGGTTGCACTTCGATGCTGGGGTCTGCTGCGGGCACAACGTTCATGCTGCCTCCGTGTTTTTGGGCAATGCCTGGCCACAGCATGGGCATACCGGCTGCGCTGCCTTCATCGCCTGTTTCTGCTGCCGCCTGATCGCGGGATAGAGTGAACGCGGGTTGATGCCGTAGCGCTGCGCGGCCGCGTAGGGCGTCGCCTCTGGATGTTCCTTAAGGTAGGCCAGGGCGTGGCGTAGGCGGTCTTTCAGATAGACCGCAATCAGGCGCCAGCCCTCGCGGTCAACGGTGGGCGCTGCGGCCGTCTGAGCAGGCACAGCACGCCGCTTGCCTGCCTCACTCTCATAGACTGCCAGGCCGGTTATATCGTCGCGCTGTAGCGCCTTCTCGATGCTGGCGTGTGCGTCCGGCGCGAACAGCGCGAACAGCGCTTCACGGTCAATGGTGGTCATGGCTGGTTTGCGGCCTTCAATTGCTTTACCTCAGATTCGAGCGCTTTTAGTCGTTCCTTGATCGTGTCGATATCTTCCCATTGCGCGGTCGCGCCTTCGCCAAAATTGGCCAGGTCGCGGCGCACGGCATGAACGGCGTGTTCAAGCGTCGTCAGGCGGCTCTTGATCTGCTTGAACCCTTCGGCGTTCTCTTCGCGCATTTCGCGGAGTTGGACCAGAACGATATTGTTTTCGTCGGACATTTTTAGCCCCTGTGTTAAGTCTCAAAGTATAGCGCCAGGCGTTACCCTTGGCGCGTGGCGTGGTTATAGCGGTCCTGCAGGCGACTCAAGCGGCGTTCCAGGCGAAGCGCCTTTGCCTTTTCGTGTCGTTCCGGTTCGCTGGGGTTGCGCATGAACCCTTCCAGCATTTCCTGCAGGCTGCTGGCGACAGCCAGCGTTTCCTTCATCAGCGCTTCCAGGTCGTGCTGGTCGATATAGGCGAGCGTGTCGCACTGCGGGCAGCGCCCAGCCGGTGACGGATCGCCAGGCGTGAGCATGCAATCGTCTATCACGTTCAGGTCAGCAAACGCGCCGCGCCAGTCGCAGTCGTCGCAATGGCACGGCGTGGGATCGGGTGGCATGTCGAGCGCGGCGCGATAGTACGACGTGTGTTTGATCTTTCGCATGATCGTTACTCCTGCGGTTGTGTGAGTGGTTCCACGCGGTCCAGGTCAATCGACGTGGCGTATTGAATGTCGGCGTACTGCTGCGCCAGATCGCGCCAGGCAATCCACGCATGTGAGGCGTCCACATGCATCCGGCATTTGCCACGGCCGAGGTTGGGGCGGGATATGTGCACGGTGAAATGAAAGCGTTTCATGATCGTTACTCCTGCGGTTGTGTGAGTGGGCAAGCTGGGCGCGCCAGTAGCGCGCCGGGTTTGCCTACTTCGAACCCTCGCCACCATATACGCACGTCTTTTTGTGGTCGTTGAATCCAGGCGGCACGCGGTCGGCGCGGCACTTCATGGAAAGCATTGCTGCATGCGGCCGTGACTCGGCGGCCGATAGTTCGCGCAGGCGTTGCTGCGCTGCTGCGAACGTGAGTTGTTCGGCGCATTCATGAAAGACCGTCGAGGGTCCACCGTACACAATCGCGGCGCCTCCGCGTTCATAGAATTCGGCTTGCCTGACTATCAGGCGAAAATCGTATAGCTTGGCCATGGTCTTAACTCCTGCGGTTGTGTGAGGGGTTCCACGCGGTCCAGGTCATTCGGCCGTAGCTGCGACTTTGCCGCGTGCTTTCAAAGTCTCATCCGTCAACGTCTGCATCGACAGCAGAAAGCCCGCGCCGTCTTTGCGTGGCTCACGGCGGCGCAGATCAAAAACGCTGCTGGCTCGGTAGCCGTCGCGCAGTTCAAAGCCGGTGTTATAGCCGGATTCGATGAACGCATGGGCGATGCCTGCCGCGACGCATACGCGCCGGCAGAATTCCGCGTATGCGCCATCGCCCTTTGCATAGCCTAGTTCGTTGTTGAATGCTTCCAGGCGCTTCTCTATCCGCTCCATGGTCTTAAGCATGGCGCGCAGGTCGTTCAGTTCGTGGCGGCCGCTTTCATCCGATACCAGGCGGATACCATAGACGCCTGAAAAGTCGCGGCTCACGTAGGCGGTCGCGTCGAGCGAAAGGCTATGCAAAAAGCTATTGCCGCACACTCTGTAGAGTTTCAGGTGTAACTCCGCACCATCGCCCCAGGTGTTTGCGCGCGCGAACGCGTACGCATAGGGCGTTTCGTTTTTGTCGGTGGGCGCTTCGACGTGCTTTTTCGCGAGGGTAACAGTCATGGCCTTAACTCCGTGCGTTGGGATAGGTGCGGCTGAGCTTCACAAACTGGCTTGATGACTTCCACTCCAGCACGTCGCGGCCGGCGTCGGTCAGTAACCAGTAGTCGTCATGGTGCGTCGGCGCGAGCGAGCCGAACGCAAAGCACACATTAGCCGCGAGCCGTGCGGCGTCGCGCATGTCTTTGCATTCGATTGGATCACTTACGCGTCCCTGCGGATCGGTTGAGCCGAATTGGACCGTATAGCGCGGGCGGGCTTTCTTCTGCGCGGGCATCGTTTCTAACTCCTGTATCAGGCTGCGTTCATATCCGACCCAGGCGCGGCGTTCGGCAAATCGCGGGTGCATGGTTTGGACTCCTAAAGCGTGTGATTGGGCGCCCATTGCTGGGCGCCGTGGTTGTTAGAAAGGTCCGTCCTGCTGGTCGTCGGCCGGCGCGGGCTTCGTCGGTTTGCGCGGTGCGGGCTTCGTCGGCGTCGGCGTCGGCGTCGGCTTCTGTGCGGCTGCTACGGGTTGCGCTTCGGTGGCGGCTGCTACGTCATCCAGTGATACCGCGCCGTTGGGAAATAGCAGGGTCATCAGGTCGCCTTGCGTGGCCTTGCCGCGCGCGGGCGCGAGTCGTTGAACCTTCGGCAAGGGTTCCTCGCCGTCGAGACCCCAGGGCGCTTCTGCGTAGCCGTCGAGCGCGCGGATTGCTTCGGTCATGATCGCGCGGACGATAGTCGCGCAGTCTGACGCCTCGTAATCGTCTACCTCGCAAGCCTGGTAGTTGAAGCACTGCGCGGACTTCAGCACCACAACCGGCGCGAGGTCGGCCGCGTCGGCGGGCCGCCAGGTGATAGCGTAGTCGGGCCTGTAATCGTCATCAGCCGGATAGCGGGCGCGCAAGCTGGCGATATTGCCCGCCAGCAGGATATCGGCGAACGCCTGCGCGCGGTGCGTGGCGTCGATGCAATCGCCATTGTTGAGCGTGAGGCGAATCCGGCGCGCCTGGGCGAACGTCGCGAGCGCGTTAATGTGGCGGACTGAGCAAAGAAAGGCGGACATGGTTAAGCCTCCAGGGGTTGCGTTGTGGGTTGCGGCGCGGGCCGCGTGAACTGTGAAACCTTGCTATGCAGGTGCGGGACGTGAAGCAGGGCATACGCACAGATCAGGTCGATATGCTCGGCTTCGGGATGCACGAGTGCGGCGCGGCCGTACAGCGCTGTAACCTGCTCAATCGCCAACTCTTCAGCCTGTGCCACGTCGCCAAGGTGCGCGGCGTTGCCGGACTGGAGCGCGGCGCTTTTCACTGCGGCCCAATCGGTGCGGACCTGGCTAACAGCCGGCGAGCGGGCGAAGAGTTTGCGAACGGCGTTGAACATGGTTATTTCTCTCAGGTGTGGTTGTGGTAATTCATCGTAAGTACAACTTACCGGCGCTTATGTGCGGCCGCATACTCGGCGCCCCGTTTTTACAGGGCGCCTGATATGCGAATGCTTAGGCGGTGAGAAGGTCGAGCACCTTCACTTTCAGTTTTTCGCCAGGACCGAACCATGCCGACTCCAGGCGGTTATCCTGGGACGTGGCGCGTACATGGTGATCGACAAACTCCGTTGCCGCGTTCAGCAGGCCCCATGCGGTGCCTTTCACGCCGTCAAGATTGGAGCCGCGCCCGCTGCCCTGGAAAAGGTCCATCATCTTTTTGAATGCTGCTTTCTCCTGCGCTTCCTGCACCTGCGCAGAGGTCAGCGTGTTAAAACGCTTGTCGGTCAATGCTTCGATCAGCACGCGTTCGGCCTTGTCGGCGCTAACACGTTCGCCCGCCAGCAGGCGCATTGTCCCTGCCCAGGCGTTGAACTCTTCGCGGCTAATGCCCAGTTCATCCTTCATCGCCTCCGCGTCAAACGTCGAGCGGTGGCTAATCTTCGCGTCAGCACGGCCGCGCAATGCTGCGGTCATGGTGTTTTGGCAAACGACGCGAACCGTGGTGCGCTTGCCGGTTGTTGCCATGCTGCCGTCCGTCGCGGTTGCCAGCAGCAGATAGCCGCCTACCTTGTCGGCCGCGTTTTTGATCGTTGCCTCTGCACCGATCTTCGCGAGCGCCCAAAACTTGCGGCCGCCGTGCAACGTGCCGGCCGTTTCCAGGCTAAAGCCTGCCTGCGCCGTCAGATCGGCCATGAAGTCGAGAATCTCGCGCGGCTGAACAATCTTGAAGCGGGCCGACACGATGCCCAGGGAGTCTTTCGTATCCGAGCGCATCAGAACGCGCATGTCGTCAACCGTGCGCCATGCGTCGGCGCCCTGGCCGTAGCCGGTGGCATAGCGAACAAAGCCGGATTGAATCTTCCAGTCCATCCCGGCGGCCGCCGCCCACTCTTCATGCGTGGCGCCTTCCTCCAGGCGTTCGCCCAGGCCGTGCCAGGGCGTGGCGCCGATATAGGCCATTTCGGCTTTGCCGTTCGAGCGGATAGTAAGTGCGTGTGCCATGGTTAGAACCCTTGTTCGTGAATTGAGAAAATGACAATTGATCGAGTGGTGCGAATTTCCTTAAGGCCCGTCTTTCCCGCGCCCCGAAGGGTGATTGAAGAATAGGCTTATACAGCTAGTTGTACAGCTAGGGAAAACCCTACAAATTGTCCTTTTCTCAATTTATTTGTGGGGTAACGCACACAAAACCGGCTCTCGCGGTTAATATCGGCCCTGGGAAATTGCCTCCTGCAATTCCACGAATCAATCAAGCGGTCGCCACTCGGCGGCCGTTTTTCATTTGAGGCCGCGCAATGGCAACGACCGTAGAAATCACACTAGGCGACGATGGAAAGCTCACCGTTGGCATTGCTGAGGAACCCAGCGCAGACCTGGACGACTCGCAGCAGGTGGCGAACGTCGAGCAGGCGTTAGCCATGGCCAAGCATCTGTTAGCGAATCCGCCGGCCGACACGGACGAAGCGAGCGAGCAGGGCGGCGCCGACGATGACAGCGCGCCCGATGCCGATGCGGCCGGCGCCGCTCAGCCTGCGGCCGGTGGCGATGCTGGCGCGGCTCAGCCTGCGGCCGGTGGCGATGCTGGCGCCGGTGGCGGTGGCGGTGGCGATGCCCAGGCGATGTGGGATCAATTGGCCCAGCAGCAAGGCCCGGCGCACTGAGCGCACAACGTCCGTTTTGCTGTCTGGAGCGCATACAGCTATCGCCCGCGCGCCCCCAGGCCAGGGCTTCCCAGGACTCTACGAAGCACGCCGCGACGGTTGCGGCCGCTCCCAGGATTGCAGGAAAGCACGCCGCGCAACGCCGCACAGTGGGCGCGGCTCGACCGTATACAGAGGCCGAGTGTGCATAAGCACAGTTGATAATGTCCATTATGTAAAATCGTAAGTGACTGATTCTAAAGGGATTGTCACTGTTCGCTAGTGCCAGATCGCCAGAACAGGGCGCATTTGTGGCATTGCGTGGCGTTGCAGCGTGCGCCGCGTGGCGGATGTGGACGTGTGCCGAGCAGGCCGATCGAGCCGAGCCGCTGCGCTCCTGTGTCTCTGGGAACGAATGAAAGGCGCCGGCCCAGGATGAGTTTTCGACCCCCCGGCATACCCCAAATTCGCCCGACTTGGGGCCCCCTTTTCGCTCGTGGGCGCAAACAGGGACAAAAATTTTTAAAAAATTTTGACGCGCTGTTTAGGACCCCTTAACAGAATCAGGTGAACAGATGGCCTCCCGGAAACCTCCGACTCTGAACGCACCGCCCAAATCCAAGGTGCTGACACTCGCCGCGTCGACGGACAAGCCCCTGGTGAAGAAGGGCGCCGGCGGCAAGCCGCGCGACATGACGCCGCGTGAAATTCTTGAGCAGCAGATCACCGAACAGGCACAGGCGCGCTTCGTGGCATCGGCCGCGATCGACGCGGCGGTAGCGATGCAGCAGACGCGCCTGGGCAACACGCGGCCGAGCGCCGCGACGCTGCGCAGCAAGGCGCGCATCAAGGTCTCGGACGTGCGCGAAGAACTGCTGCTGCGCATCGCGGAAGGCGAGTCGGTTTTCACGATCAGCCACGACGACCACATGCCGGCCCGCGCCACGCTCTACAAGTGGATTCGTGAGGACCCGCAGTTTCGCGCGGAGTACGAGACCGCACTGGAGCAGCGCGCCGACAAGTACGTGGAACAGATCGCGGACCTGTCGCGCTACATGAGCGAGCGCGCCGCAATGGGCGCGAGTAACGAGGAAGTCACGGCGCTGAAGTCGCACATCAACTCGCTGCAGTGGATCGCCGCGCGCCTGAATGCGAAGAAGTACGGCGACCGCCAGCAGCTCGACGTCGACCAGAAAATCACGCTGGACGAAAAGCAGCTGGACCAACGCCTCGCGCTGCTCATGCAGAAGGCGCAACCGAAAAAGCTGCCGGCCGAATGAATAGGCGCGCCTATTCAAAAGAATACCCGCACCCTTTCCGCCCAATAGGGGCGGGCCTCCGGGTGAATAGGCGCGCCGATTCAACCGCTACGCCGATTCAAAAACCCATGAACTTCGAACGCCTGCTGACGGGTCTGCCCGTGGAGCCGCTGGCCGCAAAGCTCGCGGCTAACCCCGACTGGTGGAACGCAATCACGATGCGCCAGGACTTCCTGGGCTCGCCCCACTACGACACGCACACGATTTTCCTGCGCGGGCCGGCGGGCTTCAGTTTCGAACAGTACTTCGCGGACCCCGGCGCCCACGACTATCACCTGCTGTCGGCCGTCATGGATGAGCTGATGCCCGTGCTGCGGCCGCTGCTGCTCGCGATCGACTGGCAGGAGCTGGGCCGGATTCTTCTCGTGCGCATGCCCGCTGGCGCCGCGCTCGATGAACACACAGACGAAGGTCACTACGCCGAAACCTACGCCCGCTTCCATGTGCCGCTGGTAACGAATCCAGGTTGCAGCCTGACGGTCGACCGCGAACGCCAGCACATGGGAGCGGGCGAGGCATGGTGGTTCGATCACCGCAAGCCCCATAGCGCACACAACTCGGGCGAGACCGATCGGATTCATTTGATCGTGGATGCGGTGTGCGCCCGGTATAAGACTGGACGACACGATGGACCTCGCGACACTGGACCTATCGAGCCTCACGCTCGTGGAGAAGCAGGAACTGCTGGACCTGCTGGAGCTTAAGCAGCAGCGCGCCGATCAGAACAAACTCTTCGCCTACGCGCCGTACCCGAAGCAGATGGAGTTCCATGCGGCCGGCGCCTACGAGAACGTAATCGACCGCCTGCTGATGGCAGGCAATCAGCAAGGGAAAACCTGGTCGGCCGGCTTCGAAACGGCCATGCACCTGACGGGCGAGTATCCCGACTGGTGGACGGGCAAGCGTTTCGATGAGCCCACGGTCGGCTGGGCCGCAGGCGTGACGGGCGAATCGACGCGGGACAACCCGCAGCGGATTCTGCTGGGACGACCTGGCCAGTGGGGCACGGGCAGCATTCCGGCTGATCGCATCATCGGCATTACGCGCAAGGCGCATGGTGTACCCGATAGCGTGGACAGCGTGAAGGTGCGGCACAAGTCCGGCGGCACGTCGATCGTATTCTTTAAGGCGTACGAACAGGGGCGGGAAAAGTGGCAGGGCGAGACTTTACATTGGGTCTGGTTTGACGAGGAACCGCCGGAAGAAATCTACTCGGAAGGCAAGACGCGGACGCAGGCAGGTGACGGCGGGCGCGGCGGTATCACGTACATCACGTTCACGCCGCTGCTCGGCATGTCCAGTGTCGTGCGGCGCTTCCTGCTCGACAAGATTCCCGGTACGCACGTCACGAACATGACGATTGACGACGCGCTGCACTACACGCCGGCACAGCGCGCGCAGATCATCGCGGGCTACCTGCCGCATGAGCGTGAAGCGCGGGCGCGTGGCATTCCGACCATGGGCAGCGGCCGCGTGTACCCGGTGCCCGAGGACACGATCAAGGTGGCGCCGTTCGCCATTCCGTATCACTGGCCGCGCATCTGCGGCGTCGACTTCGGCTGGGATCACCCGGCGGCCGGCGTATGGCTCGCATGGGACCGCGAGACCGACACGCTGTACGTCTACGACTGCTACCGGCAGAAGGAACAGACCTCCATCTATCACGCCGCGATCATCAAGAGCAAAGGCGCATGGATTCCGGTGGCATGGCCCGTCGACGGTCTGCAGACGCGCGACGGCAAACAGGCCAAGGTCATGTATCAGCGCCACGGCGCGAACATGCTGGAGAAGCACGCGCAGGACAAGGACGGCGGCACGTCGCTTGAGGCGACGACGCAGGAAATGCTGGAGCGCATGCAGACCGGCCGCTTCAAGGTGTTCTCGCACCTGTCGGACTGGTGGGAAGAGTTCCGGCTGTATCACCGCAAGGACGGCCTCATTGTCGACATCAACGACGACCTGATGAGCGCGACACGCTACGGCGCCATGATGATCCGCTACGCGGAGACCATCACGCCCAAACGCGAGTTCATTCCGTCGTTCGGCTCGCTCGACAATGAAGCGGGGTACTAAGTATCTGATTTTGCTCCATAACTCGAATGTGAGTTTTGGGGTGCTGGAGACCAGTCATGAAAAACGATAGACCACACATCCGATGGTCGAAATATTGGGAAGCCTGGGAATGCAAGTTCGCGGGTCTCTCGCGTATCGGCGACACGCCGCTGAACGCGTTCCACGAATGGAAGCGCGCGGCGCTCGCGGGGAACAAGCGATGAAAGTCCAACGCGGTGACATCGTTGAAACGTGGGGCCCGCACAGCAACGGCCACATGGAACAGAGCGGGTACGTCACGCACGTCTATGGCGAGGGCGACGAACCCGGCGTACTGGTGAACCTGCACGTCATGGTCGACCTGGGCGCTCCGCTGATCGCAGCGGAAGTGCCCTGCTACCCGACGCGACAGCACGCGGTGGCGGCGCTCGCGGGCGCCTCGATGAGCAACGGCGGGGCACAGGTGTGCTGGCCACGGGAGACAACATGAAAGCCGTTCACGGACCTCTGGCAGGACCGCTTGACTGCGTGAACCAGCAGCGCGTGGAAGAAGCGTGGGCCGCGTACGACCAGGCGCGGCAGACCGGACAGCTTTCGCTGGGGCCTGCGCGACCGAGTGCGCCGGGACTGCTGAACAAAGCGGCCGAACACATGGCCGAGCGCGCGAAGCAGTACGACAAGCCGGACGGCGAGCGTTCGATGGGCAAGGCGGTGCAGGCGTTCAACGCAATCACCGGCCGCGACCTCACCGAGCCGGAAGGCTGGCTGTTGCTGCAGGTGCTGAAAGACGTACGGCTGTTCCAGCGTGCCGGCTATCACGCCGACAGCGCTGAAGATTGCATCGCCTACGCGGCCCTGAAGGCCGAAGCGAAGGCGCGCGAGTAACAGGGGATACGCGATGCGACCGGACTGTGACCGGGCATAAGCAAATCGCGACCCTCATTCAGGCCCGCTTCGGCGGGCCTTTTCTTTTCCACGGGGCGCTCGAATGGACGGTGATCTTTTGAAAGTCGTGGTCACTGCCCTGGGGTCGGGCGGCCTGGTAGCGGCGCTGTTGCGAGTGATTGGGCCCGCACTGCGGCTCAACCAGGCCAGCAACGACGCAAGCAGTCGTGCGATTGCGCAATGGACCACGCTCTACGACGAGCAGAAGAAGGAAACCGCAGAGGCGGTCGCTGCGCTCCGCGCCGCAGAAGAGCGCCTGCGCGCTGCCGAAGCACAGCTGGCCCAGGCCCTCGCGCGTATCCGTCAACTCGAAGAGAAACAGGTCTAGCCATGACGAATTACACCCAGCGCGTTCGCGCCGCGATCTACACCATCCTCACGCTTCTGGCGATGTCACTAACGATGACCGGATGGTACGCGCATGGCCTGGTGAAACAGACCCCTAGCCCCACGCCAATTGCGAGCGGGGCCTATCAGGGCTGCTCCGAACGACTACGCGATACGCGCCCGCTTTGCGCGAGTTTCAGCGCGCCCTCGCGCAATGGGAGCTGAGTATGTTTGACGTTGAAAACCCGCCAGAACAGGCGCTGGACCCGCTGGACGATCAGACCGACCCGATGACGCCAGAAGAGGCCAAGGCCAAGGCGGAACAGGACCGCCTGGACCGTCTGCAGCTGTTTGAGGCGATGCTGTGCCAGCGGCGCATTGAGGCCGTGCAGGCGCGCGCCGCGTCCGGCATTGAACGCCAGTGGCTCGATGACATCGACAGCTACCAGGGCCGCGACGCGTCGACGCGTCGTGCGGACATTACCGCCGCAGCGGCCGCCGGCGGCGCCGTGTCGCCGCGCCGTGGATCGCCCAACGAATCGACGCAGGGCAACCGCTCCACCGTGTTCGTGCAGCTCACGCGGCAAAAGACCAACGCGGCCGCCGCGCGATGCGCCGACATGCTGTATCCGACCGACGACAAGAACTGGGGCATCAAACCGACGCCGGTTCCCCAGCTCTCGGATATGGTGAAGGGCCGCGCCGGCCAGCAGCAGGTTATGGAGAACGGCCAGGGGCTGATGCACCCGGACAACCCCCAGCAGCCGCTCACGTATTCGGACCTCGCCGCTGAGAAGATGCAGATTGCCGCGCAGAAAGCGAAGGCAATGCAGGACGAGATTGACGACCAGCTCACCGAGTGCCAGTACAGCTATGAAGGCCGCAAGGTCATTCAGGACGCGGCCATGCTGGGCACGGGCATTCTGAAGGGGCCGAGTGTCGTCAATCGCACCGCGAAGAAGTGGGCGCCGCAAACCGACGTGGACCCACGCACGGGCCAGAAAACGACGGTGCAGGTGCTGCAGATGGTGCAACAGATTCGCCCGCGCAGCTACCGCGTGGACCCGTGGAACTTCTTCCCCGACCCCGCGTGCGGCGAGAACATCCAGGACGGCGCGTATGTGTACGAGCGCGAATACATGCCGGGGCGTGAACTCGCGAGACTGGCCAAGGTTCCCGGCTTCAACTCGGCCGCGATCATGGCGTGCCTGCGCGAAGGCCCGCAGACCGTTCGCGCTGAAGAAGGCGGCTACGACCAGCGCCGTGCGGCCGACACGGCCTACGATCGCGCAGGCGCCTACGACGATAAGCGCTTCGAGCTGTGGACGTACACGGGCGACGTGGCGCGCGACGACCTGATTGCTGCAGGCGTGGACGTGCCGGACGACGCAGAAGGCTGGCTGACGACGCTCTCAGGCGTGTTCGTCATGTGCAACAACCGCGTTATCAAGGCGATGCTTAACCCGCTCGATGCGGGCGATTTTCCCTACGACGTGTTCGTATGGGAGCGCGTCGCGCTCTCGCCGTTTGGCGTGGGTATCCCGTACCTGATGCGCTACGCACAGCGCACGCTCAACGCAGCGTGGCGCGCGATGCTGGACAACATGGCACTGTCGTCCGGCCCGCAGATCGTCATGAACAAGCGCGCCGTCACGCCGGCCGATGGCGACTGGAACCTCACCGCGCGCAAGTTGTGGTGGATGGAGGACGGCGAGGACGTGCAGAAGGCGTTCTGGGTATTCGAGATTCCCTCTCACCAGAGCGAAATCAGCGCGATCATCGACCTCGCCCAGCGCTTCGCCGACGAAGAAACCAGCCTGCCGCAGATCGCGCAGGGTGAGCAGGGCACCGCGCCGGAAACAGTCGGCGGCATGTCGATCCTGATGAACAGCGCGAACACGGTGTTGCGTCGCCTGGTCAAGCAGTTCGATGACATGGTGACGCGCCCGCACATCCGCCGGTATTACGACTGGAACATGGCCTACAACCCCAAGGAAGAGATCAAGGGCGACTTTGAGATCGACGCGCGGGGCTCGACGGTGCTGATCGTGCGCGACCAGCAACAGCAGGCCGTCATGCAGCTGTTCCAGATGGCGGACAGTCCGACGTTCGGTATCTACGTGGACCCGGAAAAGCTGTTCCGCAAGGGTCTCGAAATGAATCACCTGACGCCCGACGACGTTATGCGGACGGAAGCGGAGATTCAGCAGAAGCAGAAGGAGCTGGCGAACCAGAAAGCGCCGGTCGATCCGCGTGTGCAGGCCGCGCAGGTGCAGGCCCAGGCCCGTGTGCAGGAAGCCAAGATCAGCGTGCAGGGCGAGCAGGCATATATCGCTACCCAGCAACAGATCGCGCGCGACGATCACGCCGCGCAGATGGGCGAGCTGCAGATGAAGCGCGAGCTGGCGATCCTGGACTACGCGAACAAGAACCAGATGCAGCTCAATCAGGTGAAGGCCGACCTGGCGATGCTGGCGCTGAAGCTGAACAGCGATCACGCCATGAAAAACGCCGAGCTGCAGACCCGTTCCTCGCAACAGACCGGCCCCGCCGATGCAGCGACCCCCGTTCAATCACCCGATAAGGCGCTCCAATGAGCACAAAAAACACCATCGTCGTTCCCCAGGGGATGCCGAACATTCGCATCGTGCAATGGGCGGCGCTCGCTAACGGTGAAGCCGGCGACGCGATCGGCGCGGACTTCGCGCCCTGGTCCGATCGTTCCGTGCAGGTGGCGGGCACGTTCGGCGCAAGTGGTTCGGTCCTGTGGGAAGGATCGAATGACGGCGTGAATTGGGCCACGCTGAACGCGCCGCAAGGCACGGCACTGACCTGGGCCACGACGGCAATCAAGCAGGTGCTGGAAGGCGCGCTGCTGATGCGCCCGCGCGTCACGGCGGGCGACGGCACCACGTCGCTGATTGTCACGGTGCAGTTGCGACTGCCCACACTTCGCGCAGGCTGAAAGCGGTATCGCGTCCACGCGCTTATAAACGGCTCGCTGTTTAGGAGCCCTTAACAAAACTCAGGAAGGGAAGATCATGAGCGATATTCAAGCGACGCCTGCCGAACAGCCGCAGGACGAGAACACCGTAGCAGTGAGCGCCGCGCCCGCTGACTCGGGAAACACATCTGCGTCCGCTGCCTCGGAAGGGGCAACGTCTACAACGGCCTCTGCCTCGCCTGCCAGCGGTTCGACAAGCGAAGCCGCGACGACTAGCGCCGCGCCCACGGAGACCGCGCCCGCAACGGACGCGATCACCCCGGCAGTTTCTGACGCCGACATGGCTAACGCAGCTGCGCAGCTGGAGCTGCTGGTCAATCTGTTCACTGGCGTCACGGCCGCACGCGCGGCGCTCTCGCAAGTGGCCTCGCTCGCTAACGCGATCGGCGAGCGCACCACGAAGCTCGCGGGCATCAACACCGACATCGCTTCGGCCCAGGCCCAGCTCGACTCCCTGCAATCGCAGGTTGCCGCGAATCAGGACAACGCCGCGACGATCGTGGCCGCTGCTGTCTCGATGGCGGGCAGCAAACAGGCCGAAGCCGAGAAGTACGCGGCGGACCTGAAGGCGTCGGCCGTGCAGGCGAACGCCGCGCTGCGTGAAGCGGCGGTTGCCGAGTGCGACGCCATGCGCGCGTCGGCCGACACGTACGTTGCGGCCGCCCGCGCCCAGGTGCAGCAGGCAACGACGGAACTGACCGACTTGCACTCGCGCAAGACGATTGCGACGGGCGAACTCAGTGACCTGGAAACCAAGGTTGCCGTGGCGCGCGCGAACCTGCGCACGATCCTGGGAGATAGCTAATGACCATCGGCCTCGCAACGGCCGTGCGCAATGCGATGCTGGATGCGATCACCACGCAGGCCGGCGCAAGCGCACTGCTGCGAATCTACGACGGCACGCGCCCGGCAACCGGCGGCACGGCGACCAACAAGCTCGCTGAGCTGACGTGCAGCGCGACGCTGGGCGCCGCGTCCAGCGGGGGCGTGCTGACGCTGAACAGCATCACGTCGGCAAGCGCGCTGCTCTCGGGCACCGCGACCTGGTTCCGGCTGGTCAAGTCGGACGGTACGACCGTCATCATGGATGGCTCGGTGGGCACATCGGGGTCCGACATCAACCTCAATAGCACGTCTATCAGCTCGGGCGCGACGGTCTCCGTCACGTCCGGTTCGATCACGGCGGGCAATCCCTGACGCTGGCTAACCGGAGACAGGCATGGCGACAGTAACCGTCTACCTGACTGGCTCCGGTAACTGGCCGAAGCCGGCGGACTGGGACGACACCATTTCCGGCCCCACGGCAACCGCTGAAGCGTGGGGCGCGGGTGGCGGTACGACGGCTGATGGATCGTTCGGCGCATCGGGCGCCGGCTCTGGCGCCTACTCGAAGTCCACGGGCTTCACGTTCGGCGCGGCATCGTCGCTGCCGTACGTGTGCGGCGCGGGCGGTGCATTGGCCGTCACGAACAACACCCCTGGTAATGGCGGCTCAACCCGCTTCGGCGGCACGACGCTATCGAACGCGATCGCGTCCGCCAACGGCGGTAACGGCGGCCTGCCGGGTAACACCAACCAGGTCGCGGGCGGCACCGGCGGCACCACGACCGGCACCGTCGGCACGACGCTCAAGCGCGCGGGCACAGCCGGCGCCAAGGGTGGCGACAACAGCGCGACGGGCGGCGGTGGCGGTACGGGTGGCGGCGGTGCAGGCGCGCCGGGACCGGACGCCATTGCGCCGACGCCTTCCAATCCAGGCACGTCGCTGAACAACGGCACGGCCGGCTCCCATGGCGACGGCACGACCGGCACCGGCACGGGCGGCACGGCCGGCACGCTGGCGAGCCCGAACGGCGGCAACGGCGGCAACGATAAGGACAAGGGCGGCGGTGGCGGTGGCGGCGGTGGCGGTGACACGCTCAACGTCATCGGCAACGGCGGCAACGGCGGCTTCCCCGGCGGCGGTGCAGGCGGCGGTTCGAACTTCGGTGGCGGTTCTGGCGGCAAGGGCGGCGACGGCGGTATCAAGATCACGTACACGTCCGCGACGAGCAGCACGACCGGCACACTCGCGACGACCCTGGCTGGCGTTACTGCGTCGATCACGGAGACCGAGACTTTCAGCGGCGCCCTCGCGACGACGCTGGGCAATGCCGTAGCGTCAATGAGCGGCGCTGAGACCTTCAGCGGCCCGCTGGCGCCCTCGCTGGGCGCGGCGACGTTCACAGGTAGCGGCACGGTCAGCGGGCCATCTGGAAGCCTTGTAACGACGCTTGCGAATGCAACGATGTCGGCGAGCGGCGCGGAGAAATTCAGCGGCCCGCTCGCGACCGCAGGCGCCAACGCGACGATGGCGGGCGCCGGGGCCGAGACCTTCAGCGGCGCGCTGGCGGCAACGCTGGCCAACGCGTCGATGGCGGCGGCCGGCACGGTCCAGATTCTGAGCGGCACGCTGGCCGCGACCCTGGCGAATGCCGTGGCCGCGATCACGGCGAACCTGGGCGAAAGCGGGGCACTCGCGGCCACGCTGGCCAACGCCACGTTCAGCGGCGCGGCCCAGGAGATTTTCAGCGGCGCGCTCACGCCGTCGCTGGCCGATGCGTCGATGTCGGGGCTGGGTAACGAACGCTTCGCGGGCACGCTGGCGCCGTCGCTGGGCGACGCCACGCTGTCGGCGGCCGCGCTGGAAACGTTCAGCGGGCCGCTCACGGTGGCGCTGGCCAATGCCACGTTCGCCGGCGCGGGCACGCAGTTTACCGCCAGCTCGACGCTGAACGTCACGCTGGCCAACGCCACGATGGACGCATACGGCAACGTGCCGCAGGACGCTATCCCGGAAGAAAGCGGCTACTGGATCACGCACCTGCGGCGTGACCATCAACTTTAAGAGGCCCCCATGAAACCAATGCTCCCGCGCCGTGTAGACGGCCAGGGCGAGAAGGGCGAGATTACCGTCAGCCGTGACTGCCAGCGCGCGTATGTCCATGATGGTCACTCGCGCACCGGCCTGTCGCTGCGCGACTTCACGGGCGTCGGCATGAACCGTGTGCATGACGACATTCTCGTGCATCGCAGCGCGCCGCAGCGGATCATCGTCTACGGCGACTCGATCACGCAGACGAACTCGTACAGCGGCATTCCTGACGGCTCGCCCCCGCGCACGGAAATGTGGACGCAGGGGTATGGCTACGCCGAGCAGAGCATCGCTCGCAGCCTCAAGCCGTACCGCTATATCCGCAACGCGGGCATCGCGGGGCAGACCACGGCACAGATTCTTGCGCGGCTCCATGACGACGTGCTGGCCTACAAGCCGGATGTCGTCCTGCTGATGGCGGGCACGAACGACATTCTGCAAGGCCAGGTCGACCAGTCATACACAGCCATGATGAGCAATATTGAGCTGATGGTGATTGGCATGTTGGAGAACGGCTGCGACGTGATTCTCGCGACGCCGCCAGCGAAAGACAGCGCGCCGGATGAAACGCGCATGGCGATCCAGTTTTTCTACATGCTGGCCGACTTTTACAACCTGCCACTGCTCGATACCTACAAGATCACCGTCAACCCGCAGACCGGCATGTACAAGGCCGGCTATTCGGCGGACGGCGTGCACCCGAACCCGGTGGCGATCGACGCGATTGCAGTGGAAGGCGCGAAGGTGCTGGCCGAGCCGTGGAAGTACACGAACCCCACGTACCTCGCAGCAGTCTCCGAAGCGACCGTGGGCAACCGGCCGAACCTCATCGGCAATGGCTCGTTCGCGCTGCCGCCGTCGCCGATCGACGGCACGACGCTGCAGGCATGGGATGTTGGCGTCGATCACGCGACGTTCACCTGGAATACACCGGCCGCGCTGCCCTACACCGGGAACAACTTCGTTTTCACGCAGAACGCAGGCGCCGGCGGTGGCCAGTACGGCCTCTATGGCTCCGGTGTCAGTACCGGCTACAAGGAAGGCGATGTGCTGGTGGGCTCGCTGCACATGAAAACCACGGGCCTGACCGTCGCGAGCGCGCAGGGCTTCACGTTTGGCTTCGGCTTCGACAACGGTGATAACGCGCGGCTGACGAATCAGTGGCCATACAACGCCGAGTGGGTTCTGTCGCAGGAAATCATCGTGCCGAAGAACCCCGGCAACATCATCCCGACGCTGTATCTGCAGGATGTCGGCGTGTACACGGTGAATAACGTGACGCTCTGGAACAAGACGGCGGCCGAGGCAATCTGGAAACCTGGCCAGCTATGAAAATTGATACGCAGTCCCGCACATGGCAGGAGATTCAGGCTTATCTGACTCAACGCCTCGCCAAGTGCCGCGAGAAGAACGACAGCGGCAAGCTCGATGCGACAGCGACCGCGCTGCTTCGCGGCGAGATTGCCGCCGTTAAGGATTTGCTCGCCCTACCTCACCAGGTAGCGCGGGTCGAAAGGGATGATCCTGGTTATGGCACCGACGAACTGGACCGCTAAGACCACGACCGTCCTAAATCACCAAGCCCGCCGATACGAGCGGGCTTTTTTACGCCTGGAGCGAGCATGACTGTCGATAACGGAACGCCGGAACTCACTGAACAACAGCTTTGGGACCAGGAGGCGCAACTTGCCAACGATCCCCCAGCCGCCGCAGCGACCCCGGCAGAACCGAAACCCGCTGAAACCGTAACTGACCCGAAGCCTGCCACGCCGGCCGCAGCTGCGGCGCCGGTCGATCCATACGAGGGCCTGCACCCAGCCGTACGCGCGAAGCTGGAAGCGCAGGACCAGTTGGCAGACCGGCTTCGCAAGACTGAAGGCCACATCGGCGGCCTGGTATCTGAGAACAAGCGCATCAGGGATGAGCTGGCCGCCGCGAAAGCCGCCGCCGAAGCCGTCCGGGTGGCGCCGACTCAGGCACAGGTTGCCCAGGCGAAGGCGAGTACGGAGAAGTGGGACCAGTTGAAAACGGATTTTCCCGAATGGGCTGATGCCCTTGAGGAACGCCTTGGCGCTACCGCCCAGCCGGACTTCGAGGGCCTGCGGAACCAGATTCGGGATGAGCTGACCCCGCAGCTGACGCAACAAATCTCGTCGCAGCTGAAGGCCGAGATTGCTGCCGAGACTGAAGGGCGACTGGTGAACATTGCGCATCGTGGCTGGACGGACACGGTTAAGAGTCCAGAGTTTATTTCCTGGTACGAAGCGCAGCCGGCAGACGTGAAAGCACTTGGCGCAAGCCCCACCGCAGAAGATGCGATCGCATTGCTTGATTCGTACAAGGCCGCTACGGCGGGCAAGCCGAGCGCGGCGCAAATCAAGCAGCAGCGGCAGCAACGGATGCAGGAAGCCGCAACCGTGGCGCGTGGAAACCAGGGCGGCGCCCCTGTCAAGAGTACCGATGACATGAGCCCCGAAGAGTACTGGAACCATCTGGCACGAGTCGACGCGGCGAAGAGATAGGAGCCAGCGATGGCGACACAGGGTTACGGGACCAGTCCCGGCCGCAACTCCGCAAATGCAGTCGGTACGTCGCTCCCACGGTCGGTCACGACCAAGCCCGTGCCGCTGATCCTTTCCGCAATGAAAAAACCTGTTAAGGGGAAGTCAAAATGACGATGCAAGGCTATTCCACCGCGCCCTCGCGGAACCTGATTCGTGCAGAACAGACGATGCTCAAGCACGCCGAACCGATCATCGTTCTCGGTAACTTCGGCACGCAGCAGGAGCAGCCGACGCGCAAGACGGACACGGTTGTGTTCCGCCGCCTGAACCCGTTCAACATGCAGGCGAACGGCACGCCGGGTATCACCGCGCAGAACTTCATCCTGGCTGAAGGCACCACGCCGAACGCCAACACCATCGCGTACACGGACGTGTCCGTGACGCTGCAACAGTACGGCGTGCTGTTCAAGTTCAGCTCGAAAGTCGAACTCATGTATGAGGACGACATTCCGAGCGACATGGCACAGCTGACCGGCGAGCTGCTGGCAGAAGTCGCCGAACTCATCCGCTACGGCGTCGTGAAGGCCGGCACCAACGTGCTGTATGCAAACGGCTCGACCCGCGCCGCTGTGAACAGCGTTATCTCGCTGAACCGCCTGCGCCAGGCCGTGCGCGCGCTGGAAGTGAACCGCGCAAAGATGGTCACGCAGCGCCTTTCCTCGGGCGTGAACTACGGCACGTCGCCGGTGGAACCGGGCTATATCGTGTTCCTGCACACCGACTGCGAATCGGACGTGCGCAACCTGCCGGGTTTCACCAAGACGGCAGAGTACGCGCAGTTCAAGCCGGTGCATGAGCGTGAAATCGGCTCGGTGGAGCGCTTCCGCTTCGTCACGTCGCCGCTGCTCTCGCCGTTCCTCGGCGCGGGCTCGGGCACGCTGAACGGTTGCGTGTCGGTAGGCGCTACGAACGTGGACGTTTACCCGATGATCGTAATGGCCCAGGAAGCGTGGGGACAGGTCGCGTTGAAGGGCATGGGCGCGGTGAAGCCCACGATCCTTAAGGCGTCCGAACGGAACCACGCGAACCCGCTGGGCCAGTTCGGCTACGTGGGCGCGAATTTCTGGACTGCAGCAGTTCGTCTGAACGAGAACTGGATGGTCAGGCTGGAGGTAGGCGTTTCGGCGCTGTAATCACTCTTGACGGGCCAGCGTGAGCTGGCCCCGGAGAAACGGACATGACTGAAAGCGTCAACCAACGCGGCAAGTCCATCACTGGCTCGGCGAATCAGCGCGCGATTGAAGCGCTGCTGACTTCGATCCAGGTGGACCTTGTTGCAATTCGCCAGTTCATGGCGACACACCAGCATAGCGCGCTGAACGCTGCGCCCTCGACGGCGCCGGCGGCGCTCAACACTCTCCCGTAAAGGAAAAACGATGAGCTACAACCTGACTGGCGCCTTTTACGGCGGCAATATCACCCTGGGCAAGGCGGGCCTCGCAGCCGGCACGACCACGACCTATTCGATCGCCACGGCATTCACGTATGCGATCAAAGGCCAGCTGTACAGCAAGGGCACGGTCACGAACGCGGCTTCGCCCGTGACCGATCTGAACACGGGCGTCGCGTTCAAGCCGCTGTCGGCGAACCAGGCCTGCGTGTTCGCGTTCACCGTGGACGCCTCGGGCGTCGTCGGCGTCGCGCAGGGCCCGATCGTGTCGAACCTGGACCTCACCGGCGGCGCCGGCGCGGCTCAGTTCCCGGCGACGGCGGATGGCGTCACGCCGTTCGCTTACCTGCTCGCACAGGCAGGCCCGACCGCCGTGGGTACGTGGACGTTCGGCGTCAACAACCTGTCGGGCGTCACGGGTCTGTCGTACGCGTTCCGCGACATCCTGGCCGTACCGGCACAGCCGATCACCGGCTAATACCGTGTCTCCAGCCCCGCCGCAACGCGGGGTTTTATAGCGGCCGTCCCTCGGGGCGGCCGTTCTTTTTTGTGCCCATAAAAAACACCTGGAGCAGGCATGAGCAATACCAACAAACCGAATCCGCCGCGCGTGCCGAACGTCGCGCCGACGCAGCGATTCGAAACCAACGACGTTCAGATTGAAGGCGACAAGCCCATCGCGATTGACGAGATTCGCTCGTACAACGCTTCGGGCGGTCTCGACCTGGAACAGATCACGGGCGGCAGCGCCACGACTGAACAGCTCGAACTCGAAGCGTTCATGAACGAGACCCTGGTCATTGTCGTGCAGGAAAGCGCGGACGAAGAGGCGCTGCCGATCGTGACGCTCACCGTCAACGGCGTGACGCAACCGATCATGCGCGGCGTCGCGACGCCAGTGAAGCGCAAGTATGTCGAAGCCCTCGCGCGCGCCAAGGAAACGAAATACAAGCAGTCGCTCTCGGACCCGTCTGACCCGTCCTCGATTGCGATGATCGGGCGCACGGCGCTCGCCTATCCGTTCGTCGTTGAAAAAGACCCGAACCCGAATGGCTTCGCATGGCTACGTGAAGTGCTGAAGCAACCTGCATAAGAGAGGGGCGCATGAACTTCGTTGACCTGGTTGAGGACTTGCGCGTGGAGTGCGGCGTGTCCGGCACTCGGCTTATCACGGTGCAGAGTCTGAACGGCGAGCTGGACCGTCTGCGCAAGTGGACCGTGGACGCGTGGAACATGATCCAGATGAAGCACCAGGACTGGAAGTTTCTGCGCGCCTACTTCACGTTCACCACGACCCCAGGCAAGCAGTCGTACACGCCGGCAGAAGCGGGCGTGCCGACGCTGGACCTGTGGCAGCAGGACTCGGTGTGGATGTATCAGACCTCGCGCGGCGTCGTGGACCAGATGCCGCTCGGCGCGATGGCCTGGGAGCATTTCCGCCGCATGTATCTCATGGGCGGCCAGCCCCAGGCGCGGCCGATGGCGTTCTCTATCAGCCCTGAAAAGACCTTCTGGCTCGGGATGATTCCCGACAGCACTTACACCCTCACGGGCGAATACTGGCGCGATCCGCAGACCCTGGTTGAGGACACGGATGTGCCGCTGATGCCGGCGAAGTATCACAAGCTCATCGTGCTTGAAGCGATGAAGAAATACGCCGGCTTCGAAGCGGCCGCCGAAGTCATGCAGCGCGCCAATTCGGAAAGCGGCCCGCTCTGGAATGCCCTCGTCATCGACCAGCTGCCGCAAGTCACGATCGCGGGGGGCTTCAATGGCGACTGCTAATCCGGTCCTGACCGAATACTTCCCGCTCTCGGGCGGGCTCGACCAGGTAAGCCCGACGCTCTCGCTCAAGCCGGGGATGGTGCGCGATGGCGTGAACTATGAATGCGCCACGACCGGCGGCTATACGCGCATCAAGGGCTACGAACGCTACGACGGCCGCCCGTCGCCGTCCGAACAGCCGTATTGGGTCCTCACGGGTTCAATCGCGGGCGTGTCGATCGGACAGACCATCACGGGCGCCACGTCCGGCGCTACGGGCGTGCTGTGCTACGTCGACACGTCGACCACACCGGGCGTTACCTACATTGCGTTCACGAAGCTCGTGGGCTCGTTTGCGCCGGCCGGCGAACAGCTGAAGGTGGGCGCTGTAGTCGTGGGCTCGTGCGTAGGCTCTGAAGCGCGGTCGGCCGCGCCGTCGCCGGCAACGGACGTGGTGTATCAGAAAGCGGCCGCCGACGTTTACCGCGCCGACATTGGCCCGGTTCCGGGAAGCGGGCAGGTGCTGGGCGTGTGGATGTACAACGATGTCGTCTACGCTTTTCGCAACACGGCGGACGGCACGGCCGCGAAAATGTACAAGGCGACCGGCACCGGCTGGCAGCTCGTGACGACGCCCACGCTGGCACCGGGCGGCCACTACGAATTCGTGAATGCGAACTTCGGCGGCACGACCGCGATGCAGAAAATGTTCGGCTGTGATTCTGTGAACAAGGCGTTCATGTTCGACGGCACGACGTTCACGCAGATCACGACGGGCATGACGCTGGACACACCGAACCATATTGAAGTCCACAAGAATTTTTTGTGGCTTGCGTTCGACGCCAGCCTGCAGCACTCGGCGATCGGCGATCCGACAACGTGGAGTGTCGTGGTCGGCGCCGGCGAAATTGCGCTGGGCGAGAAAATCACGAGTCTCAAATCGTATATCGGTAACAGCTCGTATATCGGTTCCAGCGCATCGAACGCGATGCTGATTCACACATCCAGCAAGACGCAGATTCTGTATGGCTCCAGCAACGCTGACTTTAGCCTCTCCAAGCACTCGGACGTATCCGGCGGGCTCGCCGGCAGCGTGCAGATCGCGGACCAGCCTTACTACATGTCGGAGCTGGGCCTGACCAATCTCCAGGTCACGCAGGCATACGGCAACTTCATCCAGTCCTCGCTCTCGCAGACCATTAACCCGTTCATCCTGCAGGAGAAGTCGCGTATCACGACGAGTTGCATCGTGCGTGAGAAGAGCCAGTACCGCCTGTTTTTCAACGACGGCTATGCGCTCTATGTGACGTTCCTGAACGGCAAGGTGCTGGGCATGATGGTGCAGAACCTGGGCATTCCGATCCGTACGGTCTGCTCGCTGAAGAAGGCAGATAACAGCGAGTGGATTTTCGCGGGTTCCGACTCGGGCTATGTGTACCAGATGGAGAAGGGCCCGAACTTCGACGGCCTGCCGATCCTCTCGTATCTCAGTCTCGTGTTCGCGGCGTTCAAGTCGCCGCGCATCCGCAAGCGCTGGCGCAAGGCGGTGCTGGAAGTGAAGGGCTCGGGCTACCTGGAATACGCGGTATCCAAGGACCTTTCCTGGATCAGCCCCGACATCGCGCCGTCGCGGCCCCTCGTTCAGACCGCGCAGCTCCAGGGCATCCCGTGGGACACGTTCGCCTGGGATGAATTCTTTTGGGATGGCGTGAACAACGCGCCGGCTGAAGTGCAGCTGGACGGCACGGGCGAAAACATGGGGCTTCGCGTGTCCACGCAGAGCGACTGCTTCGACTCGTACACCGTGGAAAGCGTGATTGTTCACTACTCCATGCGTCGACAACTGAGATAAGAACATGGCAAACGGTTACTACACGCACTCGACGTATCCGGCCACGAACTCCGCAGGCTCGTCGGCCGCCATGCGTGCTGAGCTGGACGCGGTAATGGCGGGCTTCGGCCTGCTGCCGGACCCGCTCGGCCTGGGACAGAAGGGCTTCACCGGCGGTTCGTGGAACAACCCCGTTGTGACCAACGGCACGTTCACGCTCGGCACGCTCGACGCGATGGTGCTGGGCGGCGTCACACCGGCGGCGGCACACGTCACGACGCTCGGCGCGAGCGGTGCGGTCACGCTGGCGAGCGGCGGCAGTCTGACGGGCACGTTCACCGGCATCGCCGGCGCGATCCTCTCGGCGTTCGCCATTACCGGCGGCTCGATCAACAACGCGCCGATTGGTGCCACGACACCGAACACGGGCAGTTTCACGCAGCTCACCGTTAGCGGCTCGGCGACGTTCAACGGGCCGATTGTCACGACGGGCGGTTTCGCGTCCGGCTCGGGCTCGCTGGAGCTGGGCAGCACGTCCGCATCGCAGCTCGCCTATATCGACTTTCACAGCTCGGGCCAGAATCTCGACTATGACGCGCGAATTGGAGTCGTAGGCGGCGGTGGCACGCTGGGTCAGGGCGCGATGAGCTACACGGCGGCGTCGCACGCGTTCAACACGCGGCCGACGTTCGCCGGCGCCGTGCCGTGGGACGCGGGCAACCTGCCCAATCCGTTCCAGACGACCGGCGGGCATATCACGGGCGCGACGACGTTTGATCTGCGGCCGACGTTCAATGGCTCGATCCCCTGGGACCATCTGAATCTGCCCTCGCCGTTCCAGACGACCGGCGGCATTATCACCGGCGCGACGCAGTTCTCCAGCCGGCCGACATTCAACGGCGCAACGCCCTGGGATACGAGCAACTTCAACCCCGGCAGCTACGTCGCGTTCGGGCAGACCGCGACGTATGCGGACTCGGCCCTCGCGCTGCGCTCGGGTGCGAACCCAGCCGGCAGCCGCATGGTGTTCAACTGGTCGGGCCAGGGCGGCCAGCCTCAGTGGGTGTGGGGCGGCGCCGATGGCGTCAACATGTACGTCTACAACCCGTCGAACTTCAGCGTCAGCTGGGCGGCTAACGCCGGGGCCGCCAGCAGCGTCGGCGGTGTGTCCAACCCGGCGACGAATGGCTCTACCTGCCAGTGGACCACGGGCATTGTGGAGTTCGGACCCCTGACACCGGGCGGAACCATGAACGCTTCGGCGCCTTACGTCATGGTCGGCTGGCGTACCACGGACAGCGGTTTTCTATCCGTGAATGACGGCGGTCATAACTGGATTCGCTGTGTTGCTTTAAGGAACCAGTAAAGGAAAAGCTATGAGAACAAGTGCCCAGCTGTCGTGGTGCCTTAGAAAGCTGTTCCCCGGCACGCAGAACGGCGTCGATTACCTGATTGGTCAGGAAACTGACCTGGCAGGCAACCAGATCGCCGACGCAAAAATCTATCAGTGGAGCCGGGAAGATTTAAAGCAACCGGATGAAGCCGCGTTAGCGAGCGCTCTTGCCAGATACGCGCAGGAGTATGCGCAGCTCGTGGCCGCAGCGAAGGCGCGGGACCAGCGTACGCCCCTGCTGGCTCACGCCGACGCGCTGATCCACACGGCCGAAGATGCCGGACAGACCGACAGACTCCCCGCGCTGCGAGCGTACCGCCAGGCGCTGCGCGACGTGCCGCAGCAACCTGGTTTTCCGACACAAATCAGCTGGCCCACGATGCCGGCGTAACTGGAGCAATGACGATGATTGAAACCTACACCCTGACGCTGCCGAAAGCCGGCATGGACCTGGTTATCGCGGGCCTCGCTGAGCTGCCGTACCGGTCGGCCAAGCCGTTTATCGAAGAGGCAATGCGCCAGTTCATCGCACAGGAAGCAGCCGCAGGCGTGCCGCAACCTGGCGGCGAAACCGAACCGGAGCCGCCGGCGGCCGCCGACTAACGCGCACACGCGCAGCACGCAAAGGGACGCTTCGGCGTCCCTTTCGCATTTCTGGAGCCCGACATGACCTTGATTGACGACGTGAAGAAAGTGCTGCTGCGTTCGTGGTCCGTACGCCTCACCGTGTTGTCCGCCGTCGCGGGCGCACTCGCACAGTTTCAGGACCAGCTCCCCGCGATCCAGCCGTATGTGCCGGCGCACCTGCTGGGTCCGCTCTCGATTGCCTGCGCGCTCGGCGCGACGGTCGCGCGCGTGATCCGCCAGGAAAGTATCTCCGGGGCGCCGCATGAATGACTACGAGCTGACGCTGGATGACCTGACGCTCACGAAGGCTTCAGAGAACTGCAAGCTCATCGCTTACCCCGATCCAGCATCGCCCCTCGCGCGCGGCACAGGCGCTTCAGGCGCCCCGTGGACGATCGGCTGGGGGCATACCGGCCCCGAAGTCCACCAGGGCCTTGTATGGACCCAGGCACAGGCCGATGCGCAGCTGCTCGCCGACATGGCGCGCGCCGAAGCGAACGTGCGCGCATTCGTGAAGGTCCCGCTCTCGCGCGAGGAATTCATCGCGCTCTGTGACTTCGCTTTCAACATCGGCAACCAGGCGTTCGACACGTCGACGCTGCTGGCCAAGCTGAACCGCTACGACCTGGAAGGCGCGATCGCAGAGTTCGCGAAGTGGAACAAGGCGGGCGGCCGGGTGCTGAACGGTCTCATCAGGCGCCGCGACGGCGAGAAAGCGCTGTTCCTTCTCGGCTGTGACTTCTCGGAGAGCGCCCATGTTTAACCCCTACGTCCTCATCGGCGTTCTCGTCACCTGGCTCGCCACGCTCGGCGCGGTCTACGTGAAAGCAACCAGCGACGAACACGCGCGCGACATCGCAGCCAGCGCCAAGGTGCTTGAACAGAAGCTCGCGGCCGCCGAATCAGATTGGGCTACGAACTATCAGGCGGCTCTGGAACTGGAGCAGGAGAAACAGGCCAATGAACGCAAGCGTTTATCTCATTCACATGCTGTTGCGGTGGCTGTGGCAGCGGACCCGAAAGCTCGCGATTGTGGTCTGTCTGCTGACTCTCTCGGGGTGCTTATCGGCTCCATCCGTGCCGCCAACGGCGCCCAGGATGCCGCCCCCGGCGGCGGCAATGGTGGACTGCAACCCGGCGACGGAACCGCCGGACGGAACCCTGGCGGGAGTGTCGTTCGCGCTGGACAGCACGGCGTGGACGCTCTCAGCGTGCCGCCTGGCGTTCAGGGAACTGCGGGGCTGGGTCAATCAAACGTGGAGTAAATAACATGGCGGGACTCATCAACGACGCAACGGGCGCCGCGCAGATGGCGCCGGCCGCGCAGGCGACGACCACGAACGCGACCGCTGGCCAGGCCACGTCGACCAACGCGACGGCGACCGGGTACGACCCGGCGAAGTCGAATTCGGCGAGCTACAACGCGACGACCGGCAACGCAGCAAGCGCGGCACTCGCGACCAATACCGTCGATGGAAAACAGACCGTCGCGGGCCAGCTCAAAGACATCATGAGCGACAATTCGCCGCTGCTGCAGCAGGCACGCGCGAACTCGCTTCAGCAGGCGAACTCGCGGGGCCTCGTGAATAGCTCGATGGCTCAGAGCGGCGCTGATGCGGCCGTGCTGTCGACGGCGCTGCCGATCGCGCAGCAGGACGCAACCACGTACTTCCAGAACGGTACGAACACAGCGGCGGCCACGAACCAGAACAGCCAGTACAACGCGACGAACCAGCAGGACATGACCAAGACGAATCTTGGTTTCACGAACTCGGCGAGCGCGGCGAACGCAGCGAATCAGCAGCAGACGAACCTGGCCAACCAGAACGCGACGAACACGGCTTCGCAGTTCGGCGCGGCCGCACAGAACGCGGCCAGCTCGCAGAACGCCCAGCAGGCTACGGCGGTATCGCAGTCGAATGCGCAGAATCAGACCAGCGTATCGCAATCGAACGCGCAGGCCGCCAACAGCACGAGCCAGTTCAACGCAACCGCGTCGAACAATCAGGCGCTTGCGCAGATGGACAACGACCTCAAGGCGTTTCTCGATACGCAGGACAACGCCAACAAGATCACGCTGCAGGCGATGGACGGTGCGACGAAAACGACGCTGGCCAACATCCAGGCGCAATACCAGGAAGCGCTGCAGTCCTCGCAGTCGGCCAGCGACATCTACAAGACAATCGTCGGCAACATCAGTTCGATCATGACCAACAAGGACATGGACGCGTCGGCCAAGCAAACCGCCGTCAACCAGCAGACCGCGCTGCTGCAGTCGGGGCTGAAGGTGGCGGGCGCCGTGTCGAACGTGGACCTGAGCCAGCTACTCAACTTCGACCTGAGCAGTTCAGTTCCGCAGCCGGACTACTCGGGCTCCAGTGGCCTGCACAGCACGTATGTGCCGCCGTGGGCGGACATCAACACGGGCGGCCGCAGCGGCAACGGCGGCGGACCCGGCGGTGGCAACGGTGGCAACGGCGGTGGAGAGTAAGAGGCGACCATGACAATTACATACGGGACCGAAAGCGTCGCGGAAGTGCGGCGCGACATTGAGCCCCTTCTGGAGCTGCATTACGAAGAAGTTGCCATGCACAAGGACGCTATCTCACTGGCGCCCGATTGGGCGCGGTATGAAGCGCTCGAAGCTGGCAACCGCCTCATGGCATTCACCGCGCGCGACGACGGCCGGCTGATTGGCTATAGCGCCTGGTTCATGGATATGCACATCCATTACGCCGGCGCGCTCATCGCAACCAACGATGTCATTTTCGTCCACAAGGATTACCGCAAGGGCTGTAGTGCGGGCACTGACCTGATTCTGTACAGCGAAAAAATGCTCAAACAGATCGGCGTCACGAAGGCCGTGTGGCACATCAAATTCGAACACGACTGGAGCGCGATTCTGCGTCGACGTGGTTACGTCAACGAAGATTTCACGGTCGGCAAAATTCTGTAAAGGGGCGGCAATGGCTATTACCGGAGCAGCAGCAATCGGCGCTGTGGCAGCGGGCGTCGCGGGCGTATCGACTACCACGCTTCTTGTCGCCGGCCTCGCGATCACGGCTGTCGGCTATATCACCAACAGCACGCTTCTGAAGAAGATCGGCGGCGGCATGAGCATCGGCGCGGGCGGTCTGAATGCAGCGCAGGGCGTCGCGGGTGCAGCCGGGGGCGCGGCGGATGCAGCCAGCACCGGCATGGCCGCACCGAGTGTCGCGGACGTGGCGGGCGCGGGCTCGCAGGCAGCGGGCGACGTGGCAGCGTCGACCGTGGGCGCGGCGACCGATACCAGCGCTGCAGCGGCGAGCGCGGCCGAGACAGCGGGCGTCGGCGGCAACACGTTCGGCTTTTCGACGGGCCTGAGCCCGATGACCGATGGCGCGGCTTCGACGTTCTCGACCGGCGCGCTCGACAGTGCCACGGGCGCGACCACTTCGCTCGCTGATACGGGCGTGAACACGGCCAGTTCCGGCCTGGTCGACCAGTCGATCAACGCTAACCTGGCGTCGAATTCTCCCAATGCGCAATCGCTGGGGCAGAGCAGCGCGGCCGCCAACAGCAACCCGGCAAACGCGTTCACGCCGAACGCGAATGATCCGAACTCGATCGCGGCCAACACGAACACCGCTTCGAGCGTCACACCGGGTAGCCAGGCGAGCGGCGGCTATGGCGGTGTGAGCGATGGCACGAGCGCAAGCGGTGGACCGGCGGCCACGGGCGGGGCCGCGAACCCTGGAGCGAACGGCTACGGCTTCACGACGGATGGCACGCCCCCAGGCACCGCGACCGGGCAGGCTACGTCGGCGATGCAATCAACGGTATCGCCCGTGCCGGGTCCGAGTGGCACGTATGGCATGCAGAACCCGATGGACATGTGGGACCAGTTCATGAACAAGGTGCAGACCACGTTCGGCGACATGGACAAGTACACGAAGAACGGTCTTTTCCAGACGACGGCGGGCCTCGCGCAGGGCCTCGGCCAGGGCGCGCTCTCGATGATGTCCGAGTCGCAGAAACAGAAGCTCCTGAAGCAGCAGCAGGATTGGGAACACGCGAACATGTCCGGCGCGGCCATGCCGACAGTGGGTTTCAGACCTAGCACGGCAAACCCGTACCAGACGAATCAGGCGGGCACGTATCAGGGCGCGCGGCCGGCAGTCGGCCTCATCAACGCGGCGAAGGGGTAACGCATGGCAAAGAACGACAAGCAACCGCCGGCCGCCCCGGCGCCGGCCGCACAACCTGACGCACAGGCGGCCGCACAACCGGCCGCACAACCGGGCGGCACGCAGCTGAGCCAGGACAAGCTCATCGCGACCGTCCAGCAGAAGGTACGCGACAGCGTGCCGCCGCAGTTCCGCGTCGCGGTGCAGAAAATCTATCTCGCCGGCATGAAGCTCATGTATTCGCCGGAAACGCACCAGATCATGCTGCAGCAGCTGCAGGGCAGCAACTTCCCCGCGCAGTCTGTCGCGCGTGGTATCGCCGCGCTCATGACGATCATGTATCGCCAGTCCAAAGGGCAGATGCCCATTCCGGCGGCCGCGCCCGCTGCGATCCTGCTCGCCTGTGAAGCGCTCGATTTTCTGGAGCAGACCCAGCACCTGCAGGTGACGGCGGACCTCGTGAGCGACACGGTGCAGCAGCTCGTCGCGATCCTGCTGCAGAAGATGGGTATGACGCCGGACAGCATGGCGGCTGACGTGCGCCATAACGCACAGGCCGCTGGCATGAAGGTCCCAGGGCAGGCGCCGCTGCCGACTGCAGCATCCACGCCCCCAGGCTCGACACCGGGCCAGGGCGGCCTCGTACAAGCACAGATGGGAGGCTGATATGGCAGACCTTGGGCTCATCCTTGGCGCGGCCCTCGCGGGCGGTGTGGCGGGCGCTGGCGGCGCCGCAAAAGACGCATTGAAGTCGCAGCAGGAATACATGCAGAAGGATGATCTGATCCACCTGCAAAACCAGCTGGACGAACAGAAGCAGCTGCGGATTCAGGAGGCGCATCAAACCTTCCTCTCGGGCCAGCAGGACAAGCTGTTTGGCCATGAAGAAACGATGCAGGGCAGCCTGTTCGCGCACGATTCCGGCGAGAAAAAGCTGGACCGTGCAAACGTGCTCGATAACACGAAGCAGCAGGGCGACAACGCGATGGCCGTGGAACAGGTCCGCGCGTCGACGGAAATGGCGATCGCGTCGATGAACCGGCAAACGTCGCTGGCCGTCGCGCGCATGGCGCACGCTGCGCAGTCGGTCCAGTCGGACGCCACCGGCCTGATGTGGAGCGTGGGCGTCGGTCCTGATGGCAACGTGACGACGCAGCCTCTCACCGGGCCCGATGGCAAGCAGCTGCAGGGGCCGAAGAATATCGACGCCGCGACCGGCATGTTTGTGAAGGCGCTCACCGAAACTGCTGACCTCGCCGCGAAAAACGGCGACACGGAAGGTCACGACGTTGCCGTGCAGCGCATGAGCATGCTGCTCTCGGGCACGCCGCTCAAGGATGTCATGGGCATGTCATCGACGGACGTGCCGCCGGCGCGCGCACTCGCCGCGCTGCAGACGCCGGAAGGCCAGGCGCACTACGCCGACTTCAAGGCGAAGTGGCCAAAGTTCGCCGCGCAGATGGAAACCGGCGGCACCGTTCCCAAAGGCGCGGGCGATGGCTCGGGCAAGACCAGCACCGCGCCCAATCCGTTCGCCAGCGCGACCAGCACGGGCACACCGGGAACGCCGCCACTACCGGGCAATGGTCCGGCCGTGCCGACAGAACAGGTGAACCGGCCGGCGCTTGTGGGCGGGCAGCTGCCGCCGGCCGCCGCTGGCTGGCAGGGGCGCCCCGAAGTGACGCCGCCAGCAGGCGTGGCCCCGGTTACGCCGGCCGCACCTGCGGCGCCCGCACCGGCCGCGCCCGCGCCGACGTTCGCGCAGTCCGTCCGGCCGCCAGCATTCGCCGCACCTGCGCCCAATGTTCTCGACCCGGTAGGCCAGGGTCTTATCACACAGCAGATTACCCAACGCTAAGGGGCCGCCATGGCGGACAACTACTGGAACCAGTTCGACAAGCCCGCTTCGCCTGGCGCGGCGGGCGGTGGATCGGGCGCCGACTTTTGGGACCAGTTTGACGGTCCCGACCGGGGCCTCACGGGCGACGTGAAGGCCGGCCTTGCGCATACCGGCGTGAGCCTGCGCAACATGGCAGGCGGCGCCGAGAAATTCGTCGGTCGTGCGGCCGACGCCGCCGGCGATGCGTTCAACTCGGACACGTTGCACGGCATCGGCTCGCACCTGATGCAGTCAGGCAGCGACATGCAGAACGCGGCGGCCGCCAACGAAAACGGCAGCAACACGCTGGGCTTTGAAGGCCAGAACAGCACGCTTCGCCGCAACGCCTATGGCGTGGCGGACATGGGCGGCCAGATGGCCGTGGTAGGCGGTACGGGCGCGCTCGCGGGCGCGGCCGCTGGCGCCATGTTCGGCGGTGTGGGCGCAATCCCTGGCGCGATCCTCGGCTGGGGTATCGCCAACATTGCCGCGCTGCCGGCGATGCTGGGTCTCTCGCAGGCGTCGAACACGGCCGACAAGGTGGAAGCGAAGGAGCTGGCTGACGGCAAGAGCGCGAGCGAAGCGAAGCACGATGCGCTGGCCGCCGGCGCAATGACGGGCGGTGAGACCGCGCTGGGCGCGGCCGCAATCGGCGCGCTGGGTCCGGTTGCGAAGCTCGTGGGCCGTGCCGCCACGGGCGCCGTGGTGGAAACTGCACTGCGCGCGACGGCGAAAGACGTGGCGCTCGATACGGCCAAGGCGACCGCGCTGGGTTCGGCGGCCAACGTCGGACAGACGGCCGCGATCGAAGGCACTGAACAGGCGTACGGCGTGGGCGAAGGCCCGACCGCGCAAGGTCTCATCGACGCGGGTATCCAGGGCGCGGCAATCACGGGTCTCAGCCACGCACCGGGCGCCGCGCTGCGCGCGTCCAGCGCCGGGAAATATACCGGCCCCTTGCTGGACCCGCAGGCAGACCCCGAAGCGCGACAGAAAGCGGCGCTGGGCGCAATGGCCGTGATTGCCTCGCGCGATCCGGCACTCGCCAAAGACTTCGGCCTGTACGCGCAGGACCGCATCGCCAAGGGTTTGCCCATTGATCTTGGCGGGTCAGAAACCGTTGAGAATGCAGACGGCAAAACCACGGTCAAACGCGGCGACGACATTTACCGGGCCTTTGCACGCCAGCAGGAACAGGCGCAGGCCGACGCCGACACCGGCGCGACCCGTACGACGCAGGACGTGTCGCCGACGTTCGTGCCGACTGGCGACGAGCTGGCGGCCGCCAAGGGTCCGATCCAGGACAACGGCATTCCCGCTGCCCAGGGCCGCGACCATCCCGACATCGTGACGCCGGACGGTCTCCCGACTGCTGCAAGTGGTACGCCGTCGTGGATGACGGCCGCCGCGAATCCGACGCTGCGCACGCCGGAACCGGAACCCGTGCCGCAATCGGCCCCGCCGTCGATTACCGACACCATCGGCACGATCATGCACGCGGGCTCGATTGATGAGGCCGTGGCGGGCGCCGAACAGGCGATTGGCGGCAGCGCGGCGGATATGGTCCATCGGGTCAACGCGATCGGCGAAGCGGCCGGCGTCGTCACGCCCGAGGGCGCCGAAGCGACGCCGAGCGCGGATAACCTGGCGACTGATCGCGCGTTTTTCGCGGACCAGGCGGACGCCGCGCAGCGCGACATGCGCCAGCAGGCATTCGACCAGGCACAGGCACAACCGACGCCGGCCGTTCCGGCGGATGCGTTCGCCGCGCGTGAGGCGCAAGCACGGGCCGAAGCGCAGGCACAGCGCGACGCCGCGCACCAGCAGATGCAGCGCGACCAGCTCGCGCAGCAGGCCGACACAGCGGGCCAGGTCTCGACCGCGACAGAAGCCGCTGCACCGCCCGCTGAAGCCCCGGCAATGTCGCGGGCCATGCAGGGCTCGCTGGACCGCGCAGCGGCCCGTATGCAAGGCGGCAAGCAGGTTTCGACGCTCGACCTTGGTATGCTGTCGCAGCATCATCCCGACCCGGCAATCCAGCAGCAGGCCGCGACTGCGCTGGAGCTGCGCAAGAACCGCGACATCGTGCAGCCTGTCGCAGAAGCGCCGCAAGGCGTTCGCGCAGCTGAGGCGGCCGAGCCGATCGGCGGCCGTCCTGGCGTCACGACCATCGACGCCGCCGGCGCGATGCGCCAGGGCGAACCGGGCGCGCAGTTCAGCCCCGCGCGTGGTGCCGTCGATCCGCGCGTGAAGGCCGTGCAGGACGCGGTAGACCAGCAGGCAGGTGAAGGCAAGGCCGCGCCGGCAGTCGTCCACGTCGACCCGGCGACATTGCCGGAAACACGCACGGCCGCGAACAACGGTGTAGAAGGCGCAACGACACTATCGAAGAGCGAGGCGGGCCTGTTGCAGAAGGCGGCCGGCATCTTCAATAAAAAGCTCGTGCTGTTCCGGCAGGAAGGGGGCGTGCCGCCGGATGGCATGGTCCTGAAGTCGGACCCGAAAACCATCTACATCAACGCCGACGCCGCGAGCGCGCATCACCTGGTTGTATTCGGGCATGAGCTGGCGCATCAGATGCGCACCGACGCGCCCAAGCTCTTCGACGCGATGCGCAAGTCTGTGCTGAAGGAGGCCGGCAAGGGCGCGCAAAGCGAGTTCATGCGGTACTACACGGGCAAGGACATGACGCCCGAGCAGATCAAGGCCGCGCTGGCAGACAAGCCCACGGCTGACCGCATGACCGAAGAGTTTGTGTCGGACCTCGTGGGCAACCGCTTCAGCGAGTACCGTACGTGGCAGCAGATTTTTGCGAACGCAGGCAAGGAAAATCGCGGGCTCGTGTATCGCATCGCCGACTACATTACGAAGTTCATTGACCATATCCTGGCCAATACTTCATTCAGGAAGTTCGCCACGGACGACATGGTGAACAACCTGAACGGTGTGCGTCAGTCGGTACGCCGCGCGCTGGCCGATTACTCTGCGCTGCAGGGCGACAAGGCGATGGCGCACGAAGCCGAGCAGCTGCGCGCACGACAGGCAAACCGCACGGAAGCGACCGAGCCTAAAAAGCTCGTGGAGCCCGTGGCCAACGATCGTGCGTTCATCGGCAAGGCACCGAGCAAGGCCGCGCCCGCAGCTGTGCCCGAGCGCGCCGCGCCGGCGGTCCAGGGCTCGCGCGACATCGAGCCGGTCGAACCGCCGAAGAAGTACGGCAAGGCACCCGAAAAAACCGTTCTCGAGCGCTCCCAGGATTCTGGGAAGCCTGAAGCGCCGGCCGAAGCACCGAAGATGGCCGCGCCGGCCGCAACGCTGGACGAAGCGAAAGCCGCGGAGTCGGCGCGCCGGCAGGCCGAGATTGTGGCCGAGATTCGCGCCGAGCGGCAGGCGGCCGCCGAGAAGCGCAGCAACGTTGCCAAGGAACGCGAAACGGTAGACCCTGAACGCGATAGCCTGTGGACCGCGCTGAGCAAGCTGGGCGGACTGAACGCGGATGAAGTGAAAAGCCAGTGGGGCTATGAAGGCTCGCTGGGTAAGAGCGGCCAGCGCAATCTGCCTGCACTGTTCGATGGTTTCCGCCGGCTCGTGACCCGCAACGGCATGAGCCTGGAGCGCGCGACCGAAGCGCTGCACGAGCTGGGCTACCTGAAGGGCGAGGACCAGCACGAGCTGGAGCAGCGTTTCCGGGAAGCCGAGGGCGGCGACCATCATTACACCGATGCTGGGTACGCTAACCAGCATGCGGCCGAAGAGGCGCAGCGTTATGCTGAGCGCAATCTGACGCAGCAGGACATCGCGGAATCGGGCTATCATGAACAGCCAGAAGAAGCGCAGGCCGCAATCCAGGAGTATTTCAATGAACCGCAGGTTGACACCGCCGCCGATGAAGCCGAAGCCGGCCGCCAGCGCGACGCCGACGAAGCCAGCGCCGAGCGCGAGCGAGTCGAACGGGAAACCGACGCCTACCTCCTTGAGCAGTACAGCCGCCGAGCCAGGGAGCAAGGCGAAGGCGTTCATCGCGAAACTGGAAGCGTCGAATCTGACGCCGGCCGAGAAGGCGAGCGCAACGCGGACACTCTTGAATCTCCTGCGCGCGCAGGAGAAGAATCGGGCGCGGGGCCGCACGAAGTCGACTGGCAAAACGCCGACTTCGGACTAACGCCTGAGAGCCAGGCAGAAGGTGAGGCACGCCTGGCGCGCGAAGAAGCTGCGCGCGCCGAGCAGGAAAGCGCCGGCCGCCAGGCCGATCGCAAGGCAGAAGCCGACGCGCAACGCGACGGTTTCAAACTCACCGGCAGCGACCGCGAGGCCGACGCCAACCCCGACCAGGATGCGCTCTTTTCCACCGTGCGCGGCAAGCACCTGGGCGACCTCAATGCAGCTGAGGAAGCCGCAGTGCGCAACGTCCTGAACGTCGATAACAAGCCCATCAAGGAAAAGTGGCAGGACTACAAAAAGGGCTTGGGCAAGCGGCTTGAGCAGGGCATCGCTCACCGTTACGCCGCACTCAAGGACGTGTCGCCACTCGCGCATATGCAGGCGCGACTGGCGCGCGGCTCAGACGGCGCGCTGGAAGCACAGCTGATGTACGGCAAGGTCTTTGTCCACGACGACGGCTCCTACGATGTGAAGGTCAACGCGAAGGGCGGCTTCGCCAATGTCCTGCGCAAGCTGGGCGGCGAACACAATCGCTTCTTCCTGTGGATTGCCGCGCACCGCGCCGACGAACTGACGCAGCAGGAGAAGGAACGCCTGTTCAAGGGCGCCGACATCGAAGTGCTGAAGAACCTGGACCGGGGCCGTGAGGCGAAATTCGCCGAGGCCCTGAAAGATTACCAGGACTACAACAAGGCAATCCTCGACATCGCAAGCAAGTCCGGCCTGATTGATGAGGCCACGCGCGATGAAATGGCTTCGCGCATGTACGTGCCGTTCTATCGCGCGCTGCAGGACCAGGAAGGCCCCGCCGGCCCGCGCAACGTGTCGGGGCTCGTGAACCAGTATTTCTCCAAGACGCTGAAGGGCGGCACCGAGAAACTGAACGACGATCTGCTGGCGAACGTCATGCAGAACTGGTCGCACCTGCTGGGGGCTTCTGCCCGCAACCGTGCCGCGCGCACGGCGATGGAAGCGGGCGAGAACCTGGGCATTGCCGAGCGGGTGAAGAGCCCGGAAGCGGCGACCAAAAACGCTATCAAGGTCATGGTCGACGGCAAGGCCGAGTTCTACGAAGTCCACGATCCGATGTTGCTGGGCGCCGTGTCGGCGATGTACGCGCAGGTTCCGAAGTGGATGAAGTCGCTATCCACGTTCAAGCACGCGCTTACGTTCGGCGTCACGTCAATGCCTGGCTTCAAGGTTCGAAACCTGATCCGCGACACAATCACGTCGATCGCCATTTCACCGGACATCAGCGCTAACCCGCTGGAGAACGTGAGGCGCGGCTGGGCGGGCACGGCGCACGACAGTCAGACGCGTGCCTCCATGCTCGCATCGGGCGGCATTATCCGCTTCGGCAACCTCGCCAAGGACGGGGACGCTGCACGCACGCACCGTATGGTTATGGCCGGCGTGCCGCGTGACTCCATCCTGGATTCGCCTGGCCGGTTGAAGGCGTTCGCCGATACCGTGCGGGACAAGTGGGACGCCTATGCGGAGCTGGGCGACCGTTCGGAGAACATCAACCGTGCGGCGCTGTATGAGCGGATGATCGCTGAAGGGCACAGCCACATGGAAGCGAGCTTTGCGGCCCGCGACCTGTTGGACTTCTCTGACGGCGGCACGAACCCGGTTGTGCAGTTTTTCGTCCAGTCGGTGCCGTTTTTGAACGCCCGTATCCAGGGCCTCTTCAAACTCGGCGAGGCGGCCACGAAGCCTGAGACCCGCAAGCGCTTCTATGCCATTGCTGGCACGGTCGTGATGGCGAGTCTCGCCAACCTGTTGATGTACCAGGACGATAAGGACTTCAAGGCCCGCGAGGATTGGGACCGCGATAACTACTGGTGGTTCAAGGTAGGCGGAGAAGCGTTCCGCATTCCGAAGCCGTTTGAGCTGGGCGCGATCGGCACGACGGCAGAGCGTATGTGGGAACTTCATTCGGACCCGTCGATGACGGGCGGGCGCTTCGCCCATGTGGTCGGCAAGATGATCGGTAGCCAGTTCAACCTGGACCCTACGCCGCAGATCGTCAAACCGCTCGCCGACGTGTATTCGAACCGGGATTCGTTCACTGAGCGCCCGATCGAAAACCAGTCCATGCAGAAGATGCAGCCGCAGGACCGTTACAACGTGAACACGTCCATGCTTGCGAGGGCGCTGGGAAGCCTTCCGGTTCCAGAGCCGCAAAAGCTGATCGTCAACTCCACGTTTGAACGGCTCTCGCCGGTGCAGTGGGACGCGCTGCTGAAGGGTTACTTCGGCGGCATGGGTCAGTTCATCATCGACCTGTCCGACGCCGGCGCGCGGCCGCTGACGGGGCAACCGTCCAGCGGCAAGCCGACGTTCAGCTTCGACAACGCGCTGCAGACCCTCTCCATGGGTTTCCTGAAGCCCACGGAAGGCCAGCAGACGCGCTACATGACGGACTTTTATGACCAGCTCACGAGTATCGAGCAGGCCCATAACTCATGGCGCGACGCAATCAAGACAGGCCAGCCGGACAAGGCCCGTCAGATCATGTCTGAGAACAGGCAGCTTATCAGTGCCTATTCGATGGCAGAGACCGTGAAGCGCCGCGAGTCCGCCCTGAACGTCATGGCCCGTCGCATCCAGAACAGCACTTCCATGGATGACGACACGAAGCAGGCGCGACTGCAGGCGCTCCAGGAGCAGCGCAACCAGCTCGCGCAGCGCATGGCGCAACGCCTGTCAGATCGCATCAACCAGTAGGCTTCAGGCCGCCGCGAGTTCGAACGGCAGTTCGCCGGTCAACGCGCTCTTCAGGCGGCTCTTCAGGTCCCTTATGTTGCCGGTCACGGCGACATAGGGGACCTTCATTTCCTTCAGCTTCAGGGCGGCCATTTTCACATCGGCCCCGACTACGTGGTGCATGGCAAATACCGCGTCCATTCCTCTCGCCGCTTCTAGCATCGCCTGGGCTGTCTGCCCGTGGCGACTGTCTGCCAATACCTTCACCTGTTTAAACGTCACATCGCCGAAAAAGTCCTTACGCAACTGGTCATATTCCTGGTTGCCAAGGCCCACTACAACCACGTTCAGATGCCTGGGCTTCTGCTGTTCGGGCTCGGGCGCCGCAGGCGCGGCCGCCGGCTTCGTGAACTGGTCCATCAGACTGTATAGCTGCGTTTCCATCGTGGCGCGCATTTCCTTCGTGAGTTCGCCCATGAAGTCGCCGACAACCTTTTTCGCGAGCGCTCCCAGGATTGCGGTATAAGGCGCTGCGTCCAGACGCTTCTGTACTTCCTGCGCGACGGCTGAGTTAAATGCCTCCGCATGGATACGACGGCGGGCCTCTTCCTGCTCGGCCAGCAGGCGCGCTGCTTCAACCTGGGCTTCGGCGCGCACGCGCTCTTCAGTCTCTGCCCGTTCGCGCTCTTCACGCTCGATGCGCTCGCGCTCGATGCGCTCTGCGGCTTCGCGCGCTTCCTGCTCTTCCTGCGCCTGCTTCTCAATGCGCCGCTTGATGATGGGCACCAGCTCGGCCGCGCGCTCGGGCACGCCCTTGCACTGGTCGATAGTCACCATCCTGCGGTGCTGTTCAGGGGGCAGCGCTATTTCCTGTGCAGCGTTCGTGAGGGGAATGGGCTTCAGGTCAGGGTTCTTCAGCAGCAGCTCAGCGGCCGTGAGAGCGACTTTTTCAACTACATCGGGTTTCCAGTACACCTTCCGCTTGCGCTCGGAGGCTTCTGCTGCTGCTGCTGCTGCTGCTGCTGCGACGGGGGCGGGGGCTTCTTCTGTCTCTACGGGGGCTGCTTCTGCGGGCTCAACAGGGTCTTTCTTCACCTTGGCTTTCGGCTTCGCCGGCGCCTCTTCAACGGACGGAGCGGCTTGCGGCTCGACCGTCAGGGCGGCGTCATTCGTGGGGGCGGGCAAGTCGGTGAGCGGTTCATGCTCGACATTGGCCTCTGCGTAGTTGCGCCCCGTGGACTGATCCAGTACAGCCCAGTCCCTCTCGATGAAATTGCGGACGTGATACCACTTGGTTACAAAGCGTCGACGGGGCTTAGGGAGCAGCTTCACAGCTTCGCGTATTGCGAACATACGGCCCTTGCTGGGGTCGCGGCCGAAGATCGCATAGGACTCGGACGATATGGTTTGCTGCTCATCGCGGCTCCAGTCCCCGGCCTTGAATTCGGGCATGCTGCTTTTGCTGGGGTCCTTGCCTGCGTCAAGTTTGCGGCGGACTGCCATGAAGGGATGACCCATTCGAATATCTCCTGCGTTATTTCTGGTAGAACATTAGATCAGCCCCGTCCGCTGCAAGCGGCAGGCCAGCGAATCCCGGTTGCGGTTCACACATCAGATTTTCGACGTACACGACGCCTTCTGATTTTTTAGGGTCCTTTGCGGACGGCGCGGCCATCCAGTCGATGTCGACTTCCAGCACGTTCTCATCGTGAACCGAAAAGACGATCGGCAGCCCCAGGCGATCCAGCTTGAGCGAGGGCCGAATCAGGATGTCCACGCCGTTCGCCTGCGTGCGGTTCTGGAAAATCTTGCCGCCGAAAGTCTTTTGCGTTTTCCATTGGTGCGTGTACTGGTCGATGCCGTCGAACACGATCGCATCGCGGCCGTACTTCTTGTCGAACTCGATGCGCGCGTTCGGATAGGCGAGCTTGCGCCCGCTCGGCAGCAGCTGGAAAAGCGTGTTGCTGCGGTACTCAAAACCATAGCGCTCACGCTGCACCACGCGCTTGTATTTGATCGACTCCATCGCATCGTCCTGCGTGCGATACCAGTTGTTCACCACGTTCGGGCTTTCCTTGCGCCACAGCTTCACGGCCGGCACCAGCTCATGCTCCTGCATGGCGTCCTTGCCTTCGAGCGCGCCCATGTTGACAAGTGCATTGGGGCCGCCCTGGTAGCCGCAGGCCAGCTCTGTGACCTTGCCTTTGGGACGCAGCTCGGCGCGCGGGCCGCCTTTCTTAATCAGCTCGATCGGCACCTTGAACATGCGCGACGCTGAGGCTTCGTAGATGAGCCCGTGTGTCCTGAACACTTCAAGACGCCATGCTTCCTGTGCGTCCCACGCGGTCAGGCGGGCTTCAATCGCGGAGAAGTCCACGGCAATGAAACGCTTGCCGGGTGCAGGAATAAAGGCAGTCCGAATCAATTCAGACAACACCTGCAGGATAGCTTCGCCCCACAGCAGTTTCAAGGTCGCAATGTCGCCGCCCTTAACGAGCGAGCGCGCCAGCTCCAGGTCAACGATGTGATTCTGCGGAAGATTCTGGATTTGTACGATGCGCCCTGCCCAGCGCCCGGTGCGCGCGGCACCATAGAACTGTAGCAGACCACGAATGCGGCCGTCGCGGCAGACGCTGCGCTGCATCGCGCGATACTTGGTGACTGACGACTTGGCCATCAGCTGCCGCAGCTTCAGCACGCGCAGCGCGGCCGGCGACTTCACTGTGCCCAGCAGCTCTATCACGGTCTTTTTGCGCAAGTCCGTGATACGTGCTTCAACATCCAGTTCGGGGTTTATTTCGGCGTCCGCTTCGAGCTGCGCACGCTGGCGGTCCTCTTCTTCCTCGGCGTTGTTCAGCCAGTCAATCAGCTGCTTCACGCTGTTCGGGTTGCTCAGCCCCGTGACGCGTCGCGCTTCTTCGACCAGCTCGCCCTTGATGATGTCGTTGATGCGGATTGCGTTGTCGACCAGCTCCGTGTCAATCATCACGCCGCGATCGTTGATACGTTGGTCCAGTGCCCACGCGGGCCACAGGCACGCCTGGTCATACTTCGCGAGGCGGCAGTACAGACCGCGCTCGGCTTCAACGTCGCGTTTGTTGTAGAGCTTGAATCCTTCCCACGCTTCGGGGAAGTGGTGGGGCAGATTGCGCGTGCGGTAGCCGTGTTTCTTGAGCGGTTTCTTGATCGGTACGCAGAATTTTTTAATGCCGTCCTTGCCCACGTCGCCCATTTTCTGAATGGGCATATTCAGGACTTTGGCCTGCATGGCAAGCGAACCGGGCAGACCCAGCGACATGCCCAGCACCATCGTGCAGCGCCATTGCTCGGGGTCGCAGTAGATACCGAAGTGTTTGTAGTACGCCTGGCGCTCGAACGCCGCGTTGAACGCGCGCTTGATTACCTTGGGGTCGCGCAGCGCGTCCAGGAACTCGGGCGGCACGGCCTCGCCTTGCGCGAGGTCGATGACGGTTACAGGGTCATTGTCGAACGCATATGCGAGCAGCATTATCTCTGCGTCGTCCGCGTCCCAATACTTATACAGCCCGCATTTCTTCAAATCATTGGAACTGAACGTTTCAGTATCACTGAATAGCGTGCGTTCCTTGAACACAAACAAAGGTTGCGTCATACCCCGATCCCACACTGGTCCCGCCCGTTAGGGCTCCTAAACAGGCAGTTACGCTGCCTGGTTACTTTTTCTCATTGCTTCGTAGTGTTCCGTCACCAGCTCGGCGTGGCCGGCGATCGCATCGTGATACGTGGCATAGCGGCGCGTCACTTCATCGGTGTAGTCCGCACCAATACGCGCCATCGTTTCGAAGAGAATCGGGACCCCTGGAACCTCACCCGTATCGCGGCCCAGGAAGATCGTTGAGACATAGCCCACTCCACCCAGGTCGGTCCAGCAAAGCTGGAGCCGCGCCCGGTCGTGCATGTACGCAGCGAACTCGCGGCGCGTGCGCGCACGGCGTGGCGTTTGGCCCTCTAGCACATAAGCTGACTTCACGTAGCTATCTCTCAGACATTCCGAACTCTCCGGCTCGGATTGGCATAGTAGCTTAAGAAAAACTCAAGTGGAAAGAATTTGTAAAATTCTCCAGATGTTTTGTCAGATTTACGGGTTAACGATGGGCGTAAAAAAGCCCCGCCAAAATAGGGGCGGGGCAGAGGGGCCAAATACACGGCGAGAGACCGCATATTCAGGTGCTTCACCGGGGGCGATGAAGCGCCGACAGTGTACCGCACGAGTGGCTGTTTATGGCTATTAAGGATATAACTAATTGTCATATCCTCAACTGGCCAGGTCTTTTCGCGCCTGTGCGGCGAGGCTTTCCAGGAACCCCGGAAGGAAGTGCATGAAGTCGTGCGTCCCTTTGGCCGCGACGCCGTGGCCGCGCTCGCCGTCGTACACGATCACGCAGATACCCTTGGCCTGAAGGCGCTCCATCAGCTCCAGTGCTTCGGGGTCGTACTTGCCAGGTCCGTTCAGTTTCATTCGTCGTCCAGTGTCATTGAAAAGAGACCGCCAAAAGTCGTGTCCTCGGGCTCCAGTTCCCCCATTTCTGCGTGGCGCCTGGGCTTGTCGAATATCGGGCAGGCGCCGATGGTCGTGTAGCGGCAGGCGTGCAGAAATACCACGATCTTCTCTATCCTGTCGGGGTGCTGTGAAGGCGGCGTATGATCCAGCTTCCTGAACTCTTCGTCGCTGATTCCCTCGGGCCGCTCCACCTGCGTAAACCACGTTTCGTTGATCTGCACCACAACGTCCGGCAGCGGTACGTCGAATTCGACGGCCATCTTGCGAACGAGCGAACCTGGGGTAGTGAGTTGCTGGAGCAGGTGGCGCATCCCGTCCTTGTGGAGCGTGCCATCGAAGAACAGTTCGGCCACCTTGCTCAGTGAAAAGGTCTTGTCGATTGTTCCCGGCTCTTTGCCCAGCTTCACGCCATAGAGCTGCGGCGGGTGCTTGCCCGACATGTTGAAGCGCTTCACAGCCTTGTCACCGTACAGCTTGAACAGGGCTTCAAAGTCGGCGCGTATGATGTCGCGGCTCATGCTTCTTCCTTAATCAGGTACTCGTCCGGCTGTCCGTCGAGCCATGCAGGTGGTCTGCCACGGCCGGACCACGTTGCGCCGGTCTCAGGGTCCCGATACAGCGGCGGGCGCGCCTGCGGCTTCGCCTTGACCCTGAAGGTGCGCCCGTCACGGCCGCGCTTGATCTGCTGCGTCTTGACCAGGCCCAGCTCGTAGGCCGTAAAGTCGAACTCGGCAATCTTCGCCTTCAGTTCCTCCAGCGCTGCCGCGCGTGCTTCTTCGCGCAGCGGCGCGAGCTGCGCGTCCAGCGCCTCAAGCTGCTCGATCAGCTGCCGCAGGGTGTAGTTACTCATTTCCACTTTCGTCCGTGCTGAGCGTTTGTCATGTTGTTCGGTCTCCTACCTAATTTGACATAAAAAGAATTAGCAACTTTTCATCTGCGCTTCACGCGCTTCCTGTTGCAGCGACTGCAGAACCTTCAACAGCGCCGCGTGCCGGTCGCGCAAGCGCTCGATGTCATCTTCCAGGTCATCAAGCTCCTGCTGCAGCTCTTCAATCTCACTCATGGCCAGGCGCTGGCACGATGTGGCAACCGATCTTGAACGTATCGCAGCAGTCGTTCCAGCCGCGTGCATACTCCGTGCGCTGCCGCATGGTGTCCAGCTGGGTTATCTCAACGATGCGCGGGAAGTTTTGCGCCATGTCATCGGGCGTCGCGATCGCCGCGCAGACCGCCCACGAATGCACTTCGTTGATGATGGATTCCAGGTGCTGAATCCGGCCCCGCAGCTCGTCAATTTCGCTCATGTCCACCTAGCCAAAAGTCGCGCCGCTTCCAAAGCGCATAGATCGCCACGCTCGCGGCGCCGCAGAGCATGGCAAGCGTGAAGGTCCGTGGAACGAATACCCACCAGGGCGCGTTGCGCTTCTCCCACAACAGCCACACCTGGGCGCCCACGGCGAACAGCTCACCGACGATCACGAACCAGAACGTGTAGCGCAGGCTCATTGCTTGCCGTGCAGCACGAACATACCGGGCACGATCGGCGTGACGTGAACGGCGTGCGGCGTGTCTATGCAAATGTCGCCATACTGCGGGTGCGTGTACATGCCAATGAACCCCTCACGCGTCTTGCCGTACAGCGTGAATTCCGTGCCGGCCGGTATGTCCAGGTCGACATCATGCACGGCCAGATACACCAGGTAAGGCTCTGTCAGGATCGCGCGCTCATTGGTCATAGCCAGGTCCCTACGATTTGCGGCGGGTCGCCGTCGCTGCGCGTCATGAAAATCATGTGCGGGTACGTCATGATGAAAAACGCCTCGATCTGCTCAAAGGTCTCGGCGTAAATTATGGCGTCGGTCGGCTCTTCGCCCTGCGCCGTCGCCAGCCACTGCCGCGCCGCATACCCCTGGGGATAGTCCAGCGGGCGCTCATACACGGTCCACATGCGCAGGGGTTCGGCGTTCACTTGGGCCCCGTCGAAAACTTGTAGCTTTTGGCGGGCGCCGTGGCCATGCTCGCCGGGTACTCCAGCACGCGATAGCCGCGCTTCGCAAAGCCGTCGCGGCCCTTGTACGGCATGTGACTGGCATCGTCCAGCAGCTTCGCCCACGCTTCGTCAGCCGTGTCGCCAGGCAGCCACGTCACAACCGTGCCTGCGGGAGTCACGGGAAACCACTTCTTACTCATTCGTCGTTCTCCGTTTGGGCCTTCTTTGCCGTTGATAACAACACTCGTAGGGCTATCTCGGCCTCTAGTGGCGTGCAGGCGTAACCGTCGCCGCGCCGGATCGTCACGGTGTACTCAGCAGCCGGCACGCTGTAGATACCCATGGGTGGCGGCTCGGCGTCGGCATCAGCTATAACCAGGTTGATTTGGGTCATTGCTGTTCCTTGTCGAATTGCGCGAGCCCGTCCATACCCAGCTTGCGACGCAGGCTGTCGCGTCCAGCAGCGGCGCCCAGCAGGAACTGCGCACCGGGCATCGCGTCGATCTGATACTGGATGTACGCAATCTGCTTCGGGCTTGTCGCTTCCTTGCGCAGCTGCTGCAGCTCTTCGTAATACGCCTGCAGCGCCTTGCCTGCTGCGAAGCACAGTTCGGTCGTGGTCAGGTCTGTCATTCCAGCTCCTTCAGTGCGTTGAACTGCTCGTAGCCGTTCCTGCAGATGCGGTAGCGGCGCTTTGATAGCGGGTTCACCAGCTCGGGCCGCAGGTTCTCAACGAGGACGCCCGTACAGCCCAGCTGCTGCGCGCAGAATTCGATGTCGGCCAGCAAGTCCGAGAACACACCCTGCCCGCGCCTGCCCTCTTTCACCGTCACGTCAGCGAGCGTCAGGACGTGATAGCGCCGCCCCAGGAACTCGCGCGGGCCCATGCGCAGATATACGTCGAAGTCGCGATCGTGAAACCACCGTCGCTCACCGTCCTCGGCGTCCGTGAACACGTTCATGACCGGCATCAGAAACCGTTGCGCCTCTATCATTCGCGCCTCAGAAGTTGACGTACTCTGTCGCCGGGTCGCCGTTCTCGCGGCGCCTGCCTGTATCAGGGTGCCGATGCCAGCCCCAGGGCTCGGTGCCCTCTTCGCCGTTCCAGTCCGCGAGCGCTGCGGCCGCGCGTGCATACGAGTCGTAACACCAGCGGTCGCCATAGCCCCAGCGCGTCAGGTCCGACAGAATTGCGTAGGTGTATGCGAACCTGTTGATCGCCGCGTCGCGGCCGTTCTCGAAGCGCTTGTAATCGGTGTAGCCGCACTCTGCGCAGATAGCCTCGCCGGCCTCGGCGTCGAGCCGTTCATGGTCCTCAATCTTTATCATTTCAGTGCAAGTCTCCCTTAACCTTCGCCAGTACCTCGGTCGCGTCCAGCACTTCCGCGCCCTGTTCGACACTGCTGGCCATGGCGTTAAGCAGGCCCGTCATCATTGCCAGAAACTTGCCCGCAGCCGCGTCGCTGGGCGCGCCCATGGACTTCAGCACGTTGACGCACGCATCGCGGTTGACCTTGAGCAGCATCACGGTTTGGTCGATGGATTGCACCGTCAGCTTGCGCGCCCGCTCTTCGTTGAATTCCTTGGTCATTTCGGCAGAAACTCCTGCAGGTTCTCGCGCAAGTCCGCTGCAAATGCAGGGTCCAGTTCCTCAATCTCGCGGATGTAGGCGGCCAGCTCTTCGGGGCCCTTGATGTGGCGGCCCTGCTCGCGTATGCGCTGCCAGCTCGCCAGCTCAGCCTCGGCCCGCCGCACGTCCTGATGAACGCCGCCGACAAGGTGGCCCATCTTGTAAAGGTTGTAGACGCACAGGGGCACGCCCAGCGCATTCAGCGCGTTGATCCACATGCTATGGCCGTAGAAGTCCAGCAGGCCGCGTATGAAAATCCAGATGCACAGCGCCTGCGACAGCATATGCACCACGGGTAGCCAGTAGAGCCGAACGTAACGTTTCATTCACCCTTCCCCTTCAGCGCGTCGAGCTGCGCCACGGTCGCGCGCACATGCGCCGCGACTTCGGCATGGCCTCGCATCGCTTCGTCATAGGTGGAGTAGCGGCGCTGCGTCAGCTCTTCGTGAATCTCGCGCTCACGGTCGCCGAACAGCTTGACCCTTTTCGTCGCCGCCGAGAACGCCATGGTTTCGAACACGAGCGGCGGCCCGCTGCCAAAACCATGGTCAAGTCCCAGGAAAACCGTCGAGACCAGGCAGCCTTCGATGGTCTCCTGCTTGAGGACGCGGTTATCGAACCGCTCGAACTCGCGCGCCCATTCCAGCGTCGCCTCTTCGTCAGCGCCGCCAAGTGGGCTGATAGTGTGGTCCGCGTTCAGGCGCCAGTACAGCGGGCGTGCCAGCGCGTGCAGGGCCGCCGGCACTTGCCGCACCTGGGCGAGCTGGCGCGGCACGGCGGTGTACGAATACAGCGCGTCCATGCTGCGCTCGGTCTGCCGCTTGGCGTGTTGCGCGACTTTCATGGGGACTGCCCGGTAAGAAAACCGTGGATTTTACAGCTAGTTGAGCTTCTGTTAATGAGATTTCAAAAGCTGGTTAATTCCCTTCCAACAAAAGTGACGCCTGCCCTATCGGGTTCTTCTGCACCTTGATTAGGTCGCCATCAGCGAGCGCCCACGCTTGGATGAACCCTTCCTTCTTCAACGAGTCCAGCGCGGTTTTCAGCTGCTGTCTGAATGCAGGAAGGCTCTTTTGCTGACTGCCGCATAACTCTCGGAGCGTAGCCACTGAGTAAGGATAGATCGGGTCAGAATGCGTGGCGTAGAAGGCGTGCAGATGTTGGGCCAATGGCTTCAGCTTCATTCGAACCATGTAGTCAATAAGTGTCATGTCTGCGCCAGTTAGCAACAACGCCATGCGTGGCTCCAGATAGATGTTCCAGGGGAGGTCAGGGCTCCGGTCATCTACGACATCAATCGTTTGGATCAGGTGAGAGCCATATATGGGGCGCCATTTCTTCCCTTTGCTCAGCGTCACTTCGCGCTCAACGATCACGGTCCCCTTCAGAAGCCGCCAGTACGATTGGCGCAGGCGCTCATAGTTCTCGCCGGTGTTCTCCCAATGAAGCCAATCCAAGGCCGCGTTCCCCGTTATCTTCACGATCGTTTGAAGGTCCACCTTCCGCGCCATGTGCACCAGGTTCATAAACACGTCGTGATCGTCCTGCCTCAGCTCCGGGCCGGAATAGGTGATGCGAATGTTCTTAAGCGTGGCTACCGGCCGGTTCTCATAGTTTTGACGCGGCAGCAATTTCGCAGACGACTGGAACAAAGCACTGCGCGCTAGGTCTTTCGATATTCCGCGCAAGTGGTCCGCCCAATTGGCGAGCCGCTTTTCTAGCTCACTGTCTAGCGCTTCTAGCTCTTTCTCATCGCTCAACGTTAAGGCGCGCTCAGCCATTTCTCGCACGAGCGCGTTCACATTTCTCTCGTTTCCCATTAGTGCCAAATCCCTGTGGATATCTCCAAGATTGGAGGGTTAACGATACGTCGTTTCGAATATGTCTGACGAAGGATCAAATATGGTTTACGTCGTTTCGAATATGGGTTTACGTCGTTTCGAATATGTCACATGTTTGAATTCATCAGCGTAAACAGTGCTTTGCCTTGGTTATCAACAGCCTATAAGCATTTCTTTAAGCATACTTATAAGCAGTAAACCGTCACCGCCCTGTGGACAACTCGAAGCGCGAAGTCACAGTATCGGGCCGCGCACATTGGTCCAGCCGATCCATTTGCGCACGGTCTCAAGTGGCGTGCGCGCGCTCGCGTTGTAGCCTGCGCTACCCTGCCCGATCCACAGCGCTCGGCCTCCCAGCACGTCGCCGGGGTACGTCAGGCACGCGAAGTAACGCTGGTCCGGCTTGAACTTCCCTTCCTCGTCCAGGTAGAGCATGTCGCCCTGGCTGTCTATCGGGTACGCGCCCTGGATCACACTGCAGTGCAGCTTCGCGAGAATGTCGTCCAGGCTCGCGTCCGTTTCGACTTCAGTGATTTTCTGAATGAACGGGTCGATCAGATACGCGCGCATCCCCTACCCCTTCGCTTCGTTCACGAAACGCGCAATCGCGCCGATCAAAGCCTCAGCCCGATCGTCGGCCGGCGGCGTCAGGCCCCACTCGCGCATCAGGTCGGCAACGGCCCTGAACGAGCTATCGACCAGTGCTTTCTCTCCGTCGTTCATCATTTCGTACGCGAAGTGATACGACTTGTCTTGGTGTGTCAGCGGCATGTGAAGGTCTCCAAAAAGCAGTTTTGCAGGAAGGGGGTCAGCCAAGGTGTTCGCCGCGCTCAATGGCCGCTGCCAGAGCCGCCGCTGCAGGGGCCGTCGACTCAACAATCACATCGGTCATGGTCCGGCCGCCGAACTTCTCGATCAGTTGCAGGTTGTCGTACAGCTCTTCGGGGACACGAATGGTCATCGGAATGCGCTTCGGCTTTTTCACCACGTAACGGCGAAAACCGCCCTGAACGGGCTGGACGGGTCCAGGTGGGGTCGACGTAGCCTCAACGACCGCCGTGCCCGTGGCGGGCTGATTTTGGGCCTCAGAAGCGATTTTTGCAGGCTCGCCCTTCTCTGCTTCCGCAATCCGGCGTGCGGCTTCCTGTTTTTCGGTCGGGCTCGGGGTCATGGGGGCGGGTTTTCTCGTACTCATGCAAATAGCTCCTCAAACAGGGCGTTCAGGTTTTGTGTGGCCTTCCCCTCGGTGTCTGCCTCGGGCACAGCAAGGCCGCGCGTAATGGCGTCACGAAACACGCCCCGACCGACGAGCGCCGTTTCGCACGGCTGAAAGTATGCCATGTAGTTGTTAAGGGCAGCACGCGTGCTGCGCACATCTATGCTGTTCTTGTGATACGGCACGTTGTTCAGAACGATGCGCGACCGGAAGGCGATGCCGGCTGACTTGAAACTGTCGAGCATGGCGGTCATGTCGTCCAGCGCCCACACGTCGAACTGGCTGGGCGCCATGGGAACCACAAGGTCATCGGCAAATGCGAGCGCGTGGGCGGCTTCGGGGCCACGCTTCCCGCCGACATCCACTATAACCACATCGCTTTCAGTGCGCGCTGCTTCAAGGTCGCCCGTAATGTCGCCTGTGCCGACGCGGTAATGAACGCGTGGCAATACGCCCAGGTTGTCGCGCAGCAGGGACCACTTATGCGCGCTTCTCTGCCTGTCTGCATCGAATAGCGTAACCGTGCGCTTCCGTGCGGAGAACATGACGGCAAGGTTGGTAGACACGGTGCTTTTCCCCACGCCACCTTTCGGGTTGGCCACAACGATGAACATACTTCCTCCTGTTTAGGCGCCCATAGTAGCGTGCCCTTAACAGGATGAACAAGTGGATTGTGTGCGGTCGCGCTCGTTGGGCGTATGTATTGCTGTACGTATGTACGTAAGGAAGGGGAAAGGTATGGCGTCACGGCCCCCTGGCCATGTCAGCAGGGGGCCGTGACTAGGCTGCCACGCTTGCTATTTAACACCGGCGGCGAGCCGCTACCGGCGGGCGCTTGTGAGCGGGCTTTGTGTCGGGGCCTGCCTCGGGCCCGTGGGTGCGCCCCGTGGGTAATCAGTTCGTGGCGCTGCGGGGTTCGATCAGGCGGCGCTCGCCAATCACGTTCTCGGCCAGCATGCGCAGGGCCTCCCAATAGGCCCAGCCCGGTTGCGACGGGTCCATGCCCATGTCCCAGGTCAGGACCGCGTGGGCGAGGGAGCCGGCTTCCTGCGTCTGCACGTCCGGCGGCGCCAGGCGCGGCCAGAACACCGGGTTGTCCTCGCCCAGGCTGTTGTGAATCTGCGAGGTCGACATACTGGCGGGAAACGCCTTGTGGTGCCAGCCCTGGATCATGTGCGGACTGTCGCCGCGCGCCTCGATGTATACATAGACGTGCGTATGCTCGGCTTCGCGTACGTCGAAACGTACCTCCACCAGCTCATAGGTGCTATCGGCCATTCTTCGGTCCTTCTTGTGTATGTGGGGTTGCGTCGCTCTCACGGCGACGTGGAACGTTCAGGCTGCTCACCACGTAATCACCTGCCGGCACCACATAGAAAAAGCGGCTCTCCAGGCAAACGGGGCGAGCGTCCTCCGCGCATTGTACGAAGTACCTCGTACGCAGTCGCGCAGAATACATCCACATGACCATGAACAGCACCATCCCCAGCAACGCACCGTAGTAGAAATCGTCAGTCACCGCCCCAGCCCCCGCCGCAGTCGCTCGATGAAGAGCCGCTGTCGCTGCTCGATGAGCTGCTGTCGCACGACGATGAGCTGACGCCGTAGTCGATGTCGCTGGAGCTGGGCCGCGCGTCGCAGCTGCCGGCGATCGGCGATAGGGATTCCGTTGCCGGTGCGGGCACGAAATGAACCGTGCTGCCATTGGCCATGCGCCACGTTTCCGTCACATCAGGCTCGTTGTTCACATAACGCGAACTGGAAGAGTTCACGGAATGCGAAGTGTGGTACTTGTGGCAGCGGCCGCAGTATTTGTGCTTGATGTCGTTGCTGTTGTACGACGCGCTGCCGCACTGGTCGCAGCGGATCGCGCGGCCGTTGTCAATCATGGTGTAGCTCATGTTCTCTCCTTTGCCTGTGCCGCCTGAACGCGGCCTAATAAACGTTCGAACCGTTGCTTCTCGGCTTCGCACACTTCCAGTTCCTCGGCGTATTCAAACACGTCGGGGCAGCTGCCGATATGCATTTGCACGTCGCTGATGGCATGCGACAGCGCGCATGCAACCAGTTCTAGGTTCTTGCCCGTGAAGCGCATCTAAGCCTCTCCATGTATTCATTCCACTCGCGCTCGCAGCGGTCGCACGAGTCGCCGTAAAACTCCACTTCCACGGCCGTCAGAATCTCGCCGCACTCGCTGCAGGCCCGGTAGGCGCACACCAGGCAGCGGTAGTGCGGCATGCCCACGTCCTCGGCGTACTGACAGTTCGGCCCGCCCTGGGCACAGGTCGTCATGCGACCGCCCGCAGCAGCGCGTCGAACGGTCCCGCGTAGACGCCCAGGCGCCGCGCTTCGATCACCGCGTGGTATTTCTGGAAGTGGCGCGCGTGGCGCTCGCGCGGCGTGAGCAGCACGCGTTTCACGTCGAACCCGTTGCCCAGCGTAAAACGCGGCGTCTGCTGGCTGCGGTGGCCCACGCGGTCATAGCCACACACGCGCATGCGCTGCAGCGGCACCACGCCTTCGCGCATGAGGCGCACGAAGCGGCCCACGCCCGATATGGTGAGCCCGCTGAACGCGGCCATTTCGTGAATGTTCATCGGCCCGTTGGTGGCCAGCTCCAGCACGAGTGCATGGCGCGCGGCGTGCCGGTTCTTGCGCTTGCGGTCGGGCGCATAGCGGCCCACGCGCACAATCTTCGCGTCAGGGGCGTCGCCGATCCCGTACAGGGGAATGTGAGGCCCCGCGCCCACGGGCGGCTCCCAAGCCGCTATACGCACGCGTGGCAGGCCCGGTACACCCTTCTTCAGGTGGCGCATGTACTTCGACATGCCCTCATGCCCCAGGAACACGAGTGGCGAGAGCTGGCGCGCGGTCATCGGGCCGTGCTGCTGGAGCGCGGCGACGATGCGTTTTTCGCCCCGGTACTTCGGGAAGTTGTACGCACCGCCGCGCTTGCGTTTGGGTTCAGCTGCGTTCGCCATACCGGATTTCAGGCCAGAAAATGATGAGGGCGCGCGAACTGGTGTCGTACTGCGCGGTCTCCAGGATCGCGTCCAGGTCATCGGCGTCCATCGCTGAGCGGCCCGTGGTCGCCTCCTGCATCATCATGGCGCCCAGCCGCAGCGGGTTGCCGTCCTTGCGGTCCAGCTCCACAGCCAGCGCACCATACGGGCGCCGGTCGTAGGGGTAGGGCGTGCCACAGAAGCCCTGGTGGCCCAGGTCCTCCAGCAGCTCCTGGAACGTGTCAAACATGGCTGACTCCCCGGCGCAACGCGCGCAGCTTCGCGATGTTCAGCCGCAGCTCGGCGGCCGCTTCCTTCGGGTCGTTGCCGTTCTCCAGCCACGCGGCCGTACACTCCAGCGAATTCTGCAGCTTCCATTCGAACTCGCTGAGGCTGTTGGTGCCCTGCGTCGACGCCACCGGGTCCGCATAGAGCGGCACGCCGATGTTCGACACGTTCTCGCGGAACAGGATCGCCATGTGCCGGCCGAACGTGGCGACGTTCTCCAGCACGTCCGGCGCGCCCACGAAGCACACGGGCATCTGGATTTTCGCGAGGGACAGCTGGCGCTCGCGCTGGGCCTTCTCGCCGTCGCGAAAGCCGACGTTGTAGGACTGCGCGAATTCAGTTGCTGCGCTCATGACTCACTCCCTCGATTGAGTTGGCGGTGTCGCGCAGGCCGCTCACGATCGCTTCGCGGTACTGCGCGTTATCCAGGTCGCCGGCAGCGGTCATAACCAGCTGGCCGTCCTCTTCGGTGAACGCGACGAAAAACACCGCCTCTTCTGTCTCTATCTCAAAATCGTTCGGCTCGTTCATACAAGCTCCGCAACATGGTTGGCTTTGAAGCACGCGCGGGCAAACCCCAGCGGCGTCGCGCTCCGAATGTTGTGCCGCTCGGGTCCCGGCGGGCACTTGTGGATACGGTCGTCCGGCTGGCCCACGTCCAGCAGGCGAGCCGCCATGGGCATTACGAAGCCGCCGCCGGTCCACAGGCAGGTGCGCTTCCTGTAGTTGTCGGCCGGCTCATACTCGGTGTAGTAGTGCGGCTGAAACGTGTAATCGCACTTGCGCCAGTGGCTCGCGATGTTGCTCACCGGGTTTTCGATCAGGTAGGGCGCGCCGCTCCACTCGCAGAACTCGGCGGCCGTGGCGAACATTTCCACGCTTAGCGCGAGCTTGCGCAGGCCCTTGCCCTTGAACCATCGCGCGCCCGATACGGCCAGGTGATCGCACGGCGGGAAAGCCGTGACGAACGCGATGCGCGAGCGGTCGACGGGGCACAGCCAGGGTTTTGTGAGGTCCCAATGAACCTTGTGCAGACGGCCTTCCGTGGTAACGCCGCCGGTCTCGTAGGCGGGCGGGTGCTGAAGGTCAACGATCCAGCACTCATAGCCGGCCTCAAGCCACGGCTCAACCATCTTGCCGGTCACGTCAAACAGGCTGATAACAACGTCGCGCATCATTGTGGCTCCGCACCGTAGAGCAGCGCCCAGGCGCTTCCGATGATCGTGAGGAACACGAACACACCGAACAGCCAGCTCAGCAGTTCCATGGCCTCTTCTCTTGCGTGGTATCGGGTTGCTGATCCAGCAATTCGATAGCCGCCTCACTCACGGCGGTATCGAATGCCTGCATCGCTTCCACGCGGCCCCAGCCGGTCTTGGCCTGGAGTCGCGCGGAGAACTTCGCACGGACCAGCTCAATGAGCTGGGCATTCATGCTCAGTCCAGGAAGTCGCCGCCGGCGGTCGCCGGTGCTTCCACGCCTTCCACGTCGCCGAACTCGTTGGCAACCTGGCCTGCGTCCTGCTGGCCCTTGCCGAACGGCACGCCCTTGGCTGAGAACTGCACGGCCTTCCAGCGCGTCGACACGCCGTTTTTGTCCGTGTCGTAGCCGAAGAAGTCGAGCTTCACGTAACCGAAGTCGCCCGACTGCCAGCCCTGCGTGTCCGACAGGTCCAGCGGAATGCTCTTCGGCGACAGCGTTACCGGCGCGTTATCCAGGTCGGCGCGCGTGCTGATGTACATACAGCCGGGGTAGCGCGGATTGCCCTCGTTGTCGGTCTCGGTATCGCCGTCCTTCAGGCAGGTATCGAACTTGGCGAGCGGCTTGCCGAACTTCTTGGTGAGCGCGTGCTGGATACGCTCGCGCACGAACTTCAGCAGCTCCGTGTCGGTCTTTTCGATCACCACGACGACGCTGAACTCGTCGCACTTGCGCATCTTGTTCAGGCGCGGTTTCCAGGCCGCCATGTGCGACAGGCGCACCGGGCCGAAAATCGCGGTCGAGCCCGACTTGTTATCAGCGTCGGTGACGATCGTCTTGAGCTTGCCTTTGCCTTCGCGGGAAAAATCAGTCATGTTTTAAGGTCTCTTCAGGTTCATTCAACGGGTTCGAAGCCTTCAGCGGCTTTCGCTTTGTCATCCAGCTCGGGCCTGGGGTCGGTCTCATCCACGAGAACCGGCTTGCCGCGCGGCTTCGTGATGTACTCGCCCAGCAGGGCCTCAAACTTTTTCTTGCCTTTGAGCAGCGCGGTCATGTCCGTGATACCCAGCAGCTTCTGCTTCAGGTACTGCTCGGGTTTGAAGCCTTCGAGCGCGAGCGCCGTCTTAACTGCACCTTCATCCGTGTACTTGCGATTGGCGCGGCCTTCAACGAGCTTTTTGCCCTTGAACTTCTTGCCCTTTCCTGCCTCTTCGAGCGCCCATGTTTCCAGGTCGCCCGCCCACTTCTGCAAGTGCTGCGCTTCCGCGAGGCACTGGATTACTTCATCGTCCGTCAACAGCGCCGGCTCGCGGAACTGGTAAATCGTCATGGCTCTCATCCGTTCGTTGCGCTCGCGGCAGTGAACCTTCGCCTTGCAGAACTGGCACGCTTCGGCGTCCGAAGCGTTGAATTCCACGTTACTCAGGTCTCCGGTTTCCATCGCGTGCCACACGCGGTCGGCGGTCGGCTTCACGCGGCTTTCCGCCCACTCCAGCAACTCGGCAACGGAAATTTCCCACTGCGCGATGTTGTTGATGCGCGGCTGGTACAGGTTCAGCACCACGCGCTTCAGGTCAAACAGATGCCGGAACATGTTCCAGGCGCCCAGCGCGTACAGCATCAGCTGCACGTTTTCTTCCACGCCTACGAACACGCCCTTGCCATACTTCAGGTCCGTCACGTCCAGCACTTCGTCACTGATAATCACGCAGTCGCCGGTTCCGAATCCTTCCGGGACCCAGGGCGAGAAGTCCACGCGCTGCTCAATGAAAACGATCGCGTCGGGGTTGCGCTGCTTTGCTTCCTCGATACGGCCCTGCACGTAGTCGATGTAGTCCTGAACGTACTCCTGCATGTCGGCGGGGTAGGCCGTTTCAAGCTCTTCGAGTGCTTCATCGCGCAGGTCCCAGGCGCGCTGAATGACCGTGGCTTCTGCCAGGCCTTCCAGCATTACGCACAGGCCCCACTCGATGTCTACACGTTTGCGCTCCAGCCATTCGTGCGCAGTAAGTCCTGCTTCCAGAGCCTCGCCGGCCCATGTGTGGGCTCGGGTTCCTTCCTCGGAGAATGAGCTGGCCTTGTCAGCGAATCCCAGCTCAGCCCAGGCAGATGCAGTGCAATGCATCCACCGATGAGCCCCACTAGCAGATAGCTTGGCGTGCGCACGCGGATTTTCATGAACGCTCATTGCCCCTGCGCAGCATCGCCGTGCACCGTTGCGTCGTTCGCCGCGACGCCAGTGACACGCTCGATGCTCGTTCCGCCGATCTTGTCCATCAGCTCGGGCAGGACCTCGCACACGGCCGCAAGGAAACGATGGCACGGGTTGTACGGGTCGAACTCCTGCGAGCCGATGAGTACGCCCTGAATGGCCAGTTCGAACTCGCCGGTCTCTTCGTGCTTCTTCAGCATGCACTGAACGACGGTCGAGCCTTCCGGCAGCGTCGGCAGGTTCTTGAGTGCTTCGGCCTGTTCGTTCAGCTCTGCGTGCAGCTCGGTCAGCTCTGCGTGCAGCTCGGCGTGGGCCTCACTTGCCGCCGGCGCAACGAATGTGACGCCTGCAGCATCTTCTTGTGTGTTGGTCTCTTCGCGAATGTCGGTCATGGTCTGTTTAGCTCAGGTTGTGTTGTGCTGCAGCTGCCTTGAAGTCCGCGAGTGCGCTGACGCGGATGATGTTGTCCCGCTCGGCGAGCGCCGTGACGCTGGCCGCGTCGTGCTTGGCCAGGATCGCCAGCGCAATCTCGCGCAGCTCGTCGGTGTTGAAGAGGCGTGCGATCGCACGGATGTCCTCAATCTTCACTTCGTCGGCCGGCTTCCCAGAATCCTGGGAACCCTCGAGAACGGCTTTTGCCTGCGCGATGACTGCCGACTGGTCTGCCGTCGCGGTTTCGGCCGGTTCGGTCCTGACTTCTTCGGCGGCCGGCGCACGCCTGCGGCGCGGCTTCTCGGCGGGCATCACTTCGGCAGCAGCGGCCGCCGGCGTTTCAGCAGCGACGACCCGCTCCTGCGGCGCGGCGGTAGGCTCGGGCTGGCCGCGCGTCAGGATGTACTCTTCGGTCGCTTCATCGACGTAGGCTCGCAACGCAGACAGCACAGCGCGCAGCATGCCCGGTGTCTCGAAGCCGTTAAGCTCGATAGACAGCATGGTTTTCCTCGGGAATGGGTCAGACTCGGCGGCCGTGGACGGCGCGCTCGTAGAAATACAGGAAGGATTTGTTGCGGATTTGGACGTGCATTTTATGTAGGCTCTCAGGTTCAACGGGTTCAACAGTTTCAACACAACTACAAGCAGTCCTAAACAGACGGTGGCGCCGGTTTCCCGCTTTTGACCACGGCCGCCGCTGGGGTGAAGAGCCCCAGCACGGGCAGCGGCAGGGCGGGAACCGACAGAAGTGGGCGCGCCCCATCGTTGGTGGCGGGTAGAGGCCCGCTCGCGCCCACTTCTTTCGGTTCCTGCAGTCCTGAGAATCTTCAGGTCACAGCGCAGCGTGGCCTGTGCGTGACGTGAGAGGTATCAGTGTTCACGGTTTAGGACTTACGTTCGCGCGCCGTGACCTGAAGATTCTCAAGCGATTGAGCTTTTCTCAATTCTACCACCTAAAAATTGCCCCGAACCGTTCCTGCGAATCGGGGCAAGTGGTGTGATAGGAATGTAGCCGGTGTTTTTTCCGACCGCAAGGGGATTTCGTAAATATTCTTACGAACTGATACAAACCTGTCCTTGCATGCTGTTAAGGGGCAGTGTTTACCCCCGCTTGAACCAGTCGATTGTAGTGGCAGATTTGACCGGAATATCCACCAGCTGCCGCTTGGACAAGGGGTGCGTCAGTGTGTACAGGCCGTCCGCTGTGCCCCGTGACAGCTCGCCGAACAGGGGTTTATCCTCATCGACGTAGGCCACGACAATCTGACCGACGCAGTGATAAAGCTCCAGCGCGCCGAAGCTCACGAAGCAGACCATGTGCGACCAGTACGAATTGGGAAAATCGGTACTTCTTACCCTGAACGCCCAGGAATCGCTGGGCAGGCCAGGCGGTGCGGGAATCATCGCGAATGGCTGCGGCGCGGGGACCAGCTGGCAGTCGTCCATCGCCAGGCAGGTGAGCGCAATGAGCGGACTTTCCAGCGTCGGCGGGAAGCCCCAGCGCGCCATGATTTCAGCGGTCGGGACCTTGATGATGTCGCTTAACTTCTTGAGTTCATTCAGGTTTAGCTTGCGCTCGCCCTTCAGCGTGTAGCTCAGCGTCGCCGGGTCAATCTTCATCAATGCCGATACATCCTTCTGCGAAAGATTGCGCCGCCTGAACTGCTCCAGTATCCAGACCCTATCGGGCGCCCCCGGTTTTTTCGGCTCGTTACTCATGTTGAAGCCCCTTTTGCATAGTAATGACATTGTGTAATATCGACGCCTTAACGACCGATTGAGAAAATCTCAATTCTGCTGCCTCATTTTGCCCCCTTTCCCTGCCCTTAACAATGACAAAGACCAAACCCAAAGCTGGCAAGCGTTCGGTGCCGAACACTGCCGCACAATCGGCGCGTCGGGTGAACGACGCCGAACCCGCGCATTCGATCATCAGAAAGCTCGGCGGCGTTCGCGCGCTGGCTGCAGCGGTAGGCGTGTCGCCGGCGGCGGTGACGCGCTGGCAGACCCACAAGACGGACGCGGACAGAAATGGCTGCGACGGTGTGATCCCGGAATTCCGGCGCGCGGCGGTGATTGCGGCCGGACGCGCGATGCGTCGGCGCGTGACCAAGGCTGAATTCATCAAGTCGTAACGTGCGTAACCCAGCAGGGGTGCGCCGCAGGGCGGCACTGTACCTGTTTTCGACTTGTGGAGCCATGCATGCAGCAGAACGAAACACCCGTGGCGCGGCGGCCGACCGCGCTGAAGTTCCGCGCCGATACGGTCCCCCTGTATCTGCGGGGACTGCGGCGCTGGTGCGTCTGGAAGTACACCCAGGTCGCCAGTGGCAAGTGGACCAAGACACCGATCAACGCCCGTACTGGCGGCGGTGCGATGTCCAACAATCCTTCCACCTGGTCGACATTCGAAGAAGCGCAGGCCGCGCTGCTGGATAACCGCGAGCTGGCGGGGCTTGGGTTCTTTCTCGGTGACGGCATTATCGGCGTGGATGTCGACAAGTGCCTGGATGAGTGCCTGGACTGGAATGCGCTGGCCGCTCGCGTGCTGGCAGAAGTCCCTGGCTACGCAGAAATTTCGCCTTCGGGGCGGGGCGTCAAGATCATTACTCGGGGCACGATTCCCCAAAGCAAGGCAGACCATAAACAGGGGCTCGAAGTCTATGACGGCACGCGCTTCTTTGCGGTAACGGGTCATGCCGTGCCGGGTCGGGACAATGCCATCCCTGAGTCGCCCATCAACCTTGCACCGTTCTTTGTCGCGCACTTCGGTTCCTATACCCCTGGGAGCGGGGTCGATGACGAAGATATGTCGGCGCTTGCGAATGCCAAGGGGCCGCTCGCAGGATGGTCGCTTGAACGTGTGCGCGACGAGCTGCTGCCGCATCTGTCGAGCGATAACCACTACTCGGAGTGGATCGAGATTGGCGCGGCCCTGCACCATCAGGGGGAAGCCGACGACGAGTGGCTGGAGCTGTGGGACGCGTGGAGCGCGGAGGCCGGCGAGCGCTATACGCCGGGGCTCTGTGCCGATAAGTGGGAAACCTTCGGCGGCGACGCGAGTGGGCGCAAGCTCATTACGCTCGCCACCATCATCATGCGCGTCAAGAAGGCCCGCAGCGCCGAGCGCTTTGGCCGCGTGGATATGTGGAAGCAGCAGATCAACGCGACGGCGGATCGTGAGGAATTGCTGGACGCTTTGCCCGCGAAGATCGCGCGCGACGTGCTGGTGGACGACCGGATCAGGGAAGAATTGGCGCAATGTCTCAAGCGGCGCCTCAAAGAGGTATTGCAGACGCCTTATTCGATAGTGAAGGTGCGGGGCTGGCTCACACCTGTGGTTGAAGTTTCTCAGGATTACCTTACGCCAGAGTGGCTGAAACCTTACGTGTATGTCACGGACGAAGATCGTTTTTTCGATACCGTGCGAAAGGTACGGTATACGCGGCAAAGTTTCAACGTCATGCATAACCGCGACATGCCCCGCAATGATAATGGCGACCCGGTAAAGCAGGCTGCGGACGGCGCGGCGGACCTGTATGGAATCCATACGGTGCGCAGTGCCATCTATCAGCCGGCAGCGGGCCTGTTCTTCGACATGGACGGCGTGAGCTGCGTGAACACCTACGACGACTCGCAGGTTCCTGCGATGCCGCCGGTGCTGCTCGATGACGAAGAGCGCGCCGTCGAAATTGTTAAACAGCACATCGCAAACATCCTGCCCGATGCGCGCGAGCGCCAGCTTTTTACCAACTGGCTGGCCTATGTCGTGCAGAACCCTGGCCTGAAAATCCGCTGGGCGCCGTATCTGTGCGGCGTGCCAGGCGACGGTAAATCGTTCTTCGTGTCGCTGCTGGGCGCTGCCATGGGCACCGCGCATGTGAAGGCTATGAACGGCGACATGCTCGCCTCGGGCTCCAGTTTCAGCGACTGGTCGGTCAATCGCTGCGTGACCGTGATCGAGGAAGCCAAGCTGCACGGTCAGAACAGGTTCGACGCGGCCAACCGGATCAAGCCATTTATCACCAACCCGGTGATCGACGTCCATCCGAAAGGGCGCGCGAGCTACAACGCGCCCAACACGGTGCAGTACATGGTGCTGTCGAACTACCTGGACGGCATGCCGGTGACGGACGACGACCGGCGTTTCATGTTCCTGCAAACGGGGTTCAGCCTTGAATCGCTGCGCCGCTTCAAGCAGGCCAATCCGAATTTCTACACACGCCTGTTTGACGCCGTGGCGGACTATCCCGGCGCAATGCGCTACTGGCTCATGCACTTCCAGGACTGGCACCCCGACTTCACGCCGGATGGTAACGCACCGCTCACAGAGACGCGGGAACTGGTGATCGACATGGGTGAGAGTGACGCAGATTCGGCGGTGCGTACGGTGTTCGCCGACAAACCCGGCGGGGTCACGGGTTCGTATGTGGCAGCGGGTTCGTTTGCGTCGGCGGTCTACGAGCAGCTGGGTCCGGCGAGCGGGTACAGACGCGCGCAGATCGGCCGCCTGGTCACGGACTTCCTGCGGGCGCAGGGCTATCGCATCGCGGGCAAGGAGCGGCCGCGCCTCGGACCCAGGCGCGAGCAGTCCGCCATCTGGCGGCACGAATCCCATACGCCGGACTCACTCGGCTGGCTTGAGGAAGCCAAGCAAGTGATCGAGAAATCCTTTGCAGACGCGGCCGCGCGCGACTTTCTGGACTGACGGGCTGAGCCAGTGGCGGTCGCCCCGCCAGGAAAACCCCCACTGGCTCACAACTCTCTCAAAGCACTATCTCACCCTGCAAACCCTTACTGCTATTGCCTTTTACCCCTTTCTTTTATTTGAGTGAGTGAGTGAGTAAGTGAATAGAAGAGAGAAGAGAAATAAAAAGTAAATAGTAGAAAACAGGCAATAAAAAACAATTTCCCTATAGGGGCAGCGGTTTTCCCCGGAAATCATCACAGTCACTCATCAGCGAAATCATGAAAGAAAACGCCGTCGAGACCTACCTGGTAGAGCAGCTGGAAAAGATCGGCTGCGACTGCCCGAAGTTTGTGAGCCCGTCGCGGTCGGGCGTGGTCGACCGGCTGTGCATTCCACCGCTGGGACTGCGAACGGACTTCATCGAGTGCAAGGCACCGGGCAAGGAAATGGCGCCGCTGCAGGCGCATGAGCGCGAGCGGTTGCTACGGCGTGGCCAGCGCCACGAAGTGATCGACACGAAAGCGAAGGTCGATCGGTACGTGGCGGAAAAGCTGCGGGAAATCAGTCTGCGTGCCGACTACCTGGCACAAAAGGGGAGCGCATGAGCCGCATCTGGACACCGCGCGCCTACCAGCAGCACATGCTGGAGTTCGGCATCGAGACCCCGTACTGCCAGTGGGCGGTAGACATGGGGCTGGGAAAGACCGCGACGGCCGCCACGCTGATCCAGCGCACGCTGTACGACCTGTTCGACACGAACCGCTGGCTGATCGTCGGGCCGAAGCGCGTGGCGTTCAAGTCGTGGCCCGATGAGCTGGCGAACTGGCTTCATCTTCAGGGCCTGCCTTACAGGGTCCTGGGAGCGGAGGACTTTGGTCTGACGCCCACGTTCGACATGGCCGATGCGTTCGACCCGGCGACAGGTGAGATTAAACAGGAACTCAGAAAGCGTGGCCTCGCGTTCGGCTGGGATGAGAACGACCCGGCGGCTGCGCAGCGCATCGCCAAGCGTGAGGCGAAGAAACGGATCATGAGTTATCGCGAACACGTCCACATCGTGAGCTATGACTTCCTGCCGTGGCTGGCCAAGGCGCTAGGCGATACCGCGTACTACGGCGGCCTGTGCCTGGATGAGTCGAGCATGTTCAAGAATCAGGACACGGTGCGGTTTCGCGCGCTGCGGCACCTGCGCAAGAGCGCCGGCCGCGTGGTGGAGCTGACCGGCACGCCGGCGCCGCGTGGACTGCTGGACCTGTGGGCGCAGTTCTTCATCCTGGACCAGGGCGAGCGCCTGGAGACTACCTACACGAACTACCGGCACCTGTATTTCAGGCCGGACAAGCGCGGCCGCGACGGCACCATCTACAGCTGGAAGCTGGACCCCGATGGCCGCGAGCGCATCTACAAACGCATTGGCGACATCAGCATGTCGCTGAAGAGCGAGGACTATCTGGAGTTGCCACCACTGATCGAGAACCCGATTCGCGTGGCGCTTCCTGCAGATGCACGAACACTGTACGACACGGTGGAGCGTGATCTGATTGCGGTGATGAACGGCAGCACCATCGTTGCGCCGAGCGCGGCGACGCTGTGCCAGAAGCTGCTGCAGATCAGCAACGGTGCGGTCTATGACGACGGCAAGAAAGCCGTGCATGTGCATGACGCCAAGCTGGACGCACTGGAAGAGCTGGTGGACGTGACACCGGGCAATCTGCTGGTTGCATACGCTTTCCAGCACGACGCCGCGCGCATCCAGAAGCGCTTCGGCCGGCGCGCGAGGAAACTGGAAACGGACCAGGACATTGACGACTGGAACGCGGGCAAGATCAGGATTGGATACGGGCATCCGGCGAGCTTTGGCCACGGGCTGAACCTGCAGCACGGCGGCAGCAATGCCGTGTGGTTCGGTCCTACCTACTCGCTGGAACTCTGGCAGCAGTTCATCAAGCGGCTGCATCGCAGCGGGCAGACAGCGGAGCGCGTGATTGTGTCTGTGATCCTGGCTGAAAACACGCTGGATGAACATGTGCGCTATGACGTGATCCAGGACCGCGACACCGAGCAGAGCGCGCTGCTGGCGGCCGTGCGTGCGCGCATTGTGAGCGTCGGCGCGGCGAACGATTCAGCGTACATCCTGGTAGCGTGAGGCACCTATGAGCATTGAACGGTTGACCGATCTGGCCGCACCTATCGCGAGTCTTGAGCCGCGCGTCGATGGCACGCCGTTGCGCGGGCTGGGCTGGCTTGAGGTCGCGGCGGCCATGGCGAAACTGTCGGGCGAGGGCGCGGACCTGTTGCGCTGCCTGTACCTGGACGACCGGCACGCGCTGGCGCGCACACTCAAGCGGCTAGTGGTGAGACTTTCCGGGAGCGCGGGCCTGTCTGTCTCGATGCAGCACGCACTGGCAGCGGCTTCACTGCAGGCGTTCTTCGCCATGCGGCCGTGCCAGAAGTGCGGCGGCCACGGTTTCATTCATACCGCAGAGATACAGGAAATGGATGAGCATGGCGAATGGTCAACGGTGCCGGCTGTGAATGAGACATGCGCCGCGTGTGACGGGCAGGGCATGGATCATCTGGACGTGGGCGCCGTGTGTGCGCTGCTGGAAGTGGGGGAGCAAACCTGGGAAATGCTGGTGCGTGAGCCATTCCAGCGCACGTACAGGGAATTGAGGCAGCTACACGACCAGTCGGCCGCCATATTGTCGCGGCGCCTGCGTTAGGCG